CAGATCAGAGTTCTCTGCCTGTAATGTTGCAATCTTATCGTTAGTCAGGAAGTCAAGGATTGCTCTTGTGTTGCTGTTCTGGTTTTCCAGAAGATCTCTTGTGTTGTTGTTCATTGTGTTCTGGAGAGCACAAGTGTTAGTGGCAAGGTTATAATTGATGCCCTGGATTGCTTCTCTTGTTTCGCAGCAACAATTTGCTAACTGAGACTGTAATGCGTTGGTATTCTGCATACCGGCTACAGTATCAGCATTGATTGCCTGCTGAACGCCATTAAAGCCTTGAAGCATTCCGACATTCATACCATTAAAGCCACTCTGCATGGTATTGTTAAGAGAATATGTGCTGTCACAGATACCCTGCTGAATACCTCTGATACCATTCTGAATATCATTAAGGGCGAATTCCTCATTAATATCTGAACGGGTAGCCCATCCTTGGAAGCCGGCACCGTTCGCACCGTTTCCACCGTTACCACCAAAGCCGCCGCCCCAGCCGCCAAAACCTCCCCAGCCGAAGATTGCGAAGATTAGGACGAGCCAGATAAGTGAAAAGCCATCACCGCCCCACATATCATTGGCACGGTTATTAGAGCCTGTAGCAGCTGCAATGTCGCTAAGGCTGTAATTTGAACCATTCATCATGTTTTTAGTCTCCTTAAATTTTATTTACAATAGGAGACATCCGCGGCTGTCGTCCCAAATTGTAGCGATTCTTAATCACCCAATTATGGGGAAGTGTTATAATCCAAGGAATTTCTGTATAATTCCATCTGGTGATAAGTGTTTTTCATTAAATACATTTTGCTGTATTTGATGCAACTGGTCTGTATCACCTTTTTTGTATAAATCCAACGCATTTTTTAATGTTGGATTATTCCCTGCAAATTTACTCATATCGTTTATCATGTTATCAACACTTCCGAACCTCTGAGTAATCATTTTCTCAAATTGCTTTTTCATCATGGCGTTTGGACTAAAATTCATCTCTGTTTACCTCCATTCTGCTTGAGTTCCGGTGTTCCCGACATTTGTGTCGGAAACATACTCTTTATTTCGGAAATCTCAGAACAAACATCGTTCCGAAGCTGATTAAACATAGCTTCTATGTCAATTGGTTTTTCTTCTGCCTTTGGTTGCTGTTGTTCTTCCGGATTTATAAGTCGATAAACAAAAATTCTACTTCTTCCATCTGCCTGTAATTGTTTTCTATATATTTCTGTTCCATCTGTTTTTGGATAATAAACAGGGTTTCCAGACATATCTACGTCTTTTGCCTTTACGGTATCAATACCATCGACCATCTGTCCTTGCAACATGGGGATTTGTGGTACTTGTGGCATTTGTTGTATTGGTTGCTGAATCTGCGCCTGCCCGTATGGCATTGCCTGCTGATAACTATTCTGTAATTGTGCTAATCTATCTTGATACGGCTGTATTTGTTGAAATGGTTGTGCAAAATACGGATTACCATACTGCATATCTCAAACCTCCCTTGTTTTTATAACTATATTTTACAATAATAAGAGGTTGATTAACACGCCATGATAACGCCATAAATACGCCATTTTCTATTAATACAAAGAAAAGCCCCGACAATACATCGGGGCAACTTTCATAATTTTCTTTTTTAATTTTCTGTTTATGCGGTCTACGGTTCTCGTGCTGTAGCCCATGATTTCTGAAGCTTCTGCAAGCGTTTTTTCTTCATAGACACGCAATCGGAATAACTCCTTTTCTCTGGAATCAAATCCAGCTTCACGCAAATAGAAGATTCTTTCATCTTCTGAAAAGTCTTTATAATCATCCATTCCACTGTCCTCCCTGTTAGTGGAATCAATATTTACACCGGGAAAATGCCTTTTAGGGCAAAGCCTAAAACAATACCAATTATGCCAGTTATGACATAAGCAATTATTTTGTCCTGTAACTTTCCTGGCTTTTCCATGAGTGATTTTAAATTGTCGTTCATTTCGTCAACTGTATCCTTAATGTGTCCCAGGTCATTGTTGTATAAAGCAATTTTCTGTTCCAAAGCATTGATACGTTCAAAAAAAACTCCATCCCTTTTGGAATGCTTTTCTTTCATCTCATGGACGGCACTTTCCAATTCTTTCAAGCGGTGTTCGTTGATACACTCGTGTTCACATCCCATCGCTATTCCTTTCCATCACTCCCATTTTTTAGATATTGCTTCTACCCACCTAATTTGAAGCACCCCTGCGATACGTGGGAGGATTGACGTATCACGCACACACCATCTTAGAATCCGATAAATGGAAAAACACCATGATTTACATATATTTCAGTTTCAGAAGTCCAATTTCTGTTTACAGAAGATTCGGAATGTGATTCTTGAAATTCAGCTCCCTGTTTCACCAGGAAGAAAAGAGCCAAATCAAATATGCAATCATAGCAGTTTTCCATATCGGAATTTATTTTCTCATCACTGTAAGATGAAGGATAATTCCTTTTCTTCTTAAATGAACGAATAGCCCTCTTTGCCGAAAGAGGAATCATCCTCGCAGTTTCTGCATCATCTTCAAGATAATTTGTCAAGTCCTCTATAAGCTGTTCGTCCATTTAATCACCTACCTTTGCTGAGATAAAATCTCTGATATTATTCCAGCCTTATTAGTTGCTGTCAGGGCATAGCCGTTATCACTTGCAAGTTGTCTTAACTGAGATACAGTCATATTAGACAACTCGCTTTCTGTATACTTATGTTTTGATTCATCATAAGCACTCGCTACAGATGGTGACTGGCTGTTTTCATCGAGACTATGCCCGGTTATTCCCCCGCCTTGGTACCGATTACGATACCGCCGTTGGCTTTTGGTGCAACAGGAACGAACATACCGGATGCTTTTGTCCATACTGCAACTGGATCTGGTGTAGCCCACATGGACAGAGTTACGAAAGAACGGTTCTCTTCCTGGATGAACTGTCTGTATTCCGTTTCCTCTGGAGTTACACCCCAAAGTCCGGAGCCAAAGGAGCCATTCGCATTTGCTTCATACAAAGTAAACACATCTTCTTTGAAGTATCTTCCTGTTTTCAGAGTTCCGTCTGCTTTTCTGTAACGATATTTTTCATCACAACGATCAATTGTGAATCCGTACTCCTGCATAAGCAGATTTGTAAGCTCCTGTTTTGTCAGAAGACGTTTGTTTGCAGCTCCAAGAACAGCGGTCTGCATTGCAGTATTGTTTCTCATGTAATTAATCATTTTGAGAGAAGTAAGAGCTTTGTTTACCACATATCCGTTATCTTCTGCAATGGCTACCATCTTCTGGATATCGCCCATGATATCTGCGTCTGGCTTAGACCAATCAGTGAGTGTTACTTTTGCATCAGATGTAACGCCGTAATCAATGCTCATATCCACATGATTTTCCTTGATTTTTACAATACCAGTGGAAAGGAACTGGCCTTTCATTACATTCGCCCTTGCGACTACGCCCTCAAAAAGATTGGCTGCATCGTCAAATACAAATTTTTTGAGATTATTGTCATCTGGAACACCATTTTCAATAGCCTGCTGTAATCTCTCAGACTGATTGATTTTTCTCTTAATGAAAAGTTTCTCGGTCAATACCTTTTCGAAACCAGGTCTGGAACCGATTTCTGCTTCGGTATCAAGTGCGTGAACAAAAGCTACCTCTGGCAGTCGCTGTCCAGCCATAAGTCTGTAGTATTCGGCTTTCAAATATTGTGTTTTTGTATCCGGGAAAATGGTACCAAGGATGCCAGGTCTTTTTACATCAAAACTCTGGGAGAAATTAAGTCTCTCTTCCTCTGTGATTGTTTCTAATACATTAAATGGCATTTGTCATACCTCCTTAAAATACTGGGTCTTCTGTGACTACAAAAACAATTCCGGCTTTTTCAAGCTCTGTTTTTGCAGTAGTGTCAACTGTTACCGGAAGTCTCTTTTCGAGAACACGTCCTGCGACAATCACGGAAATTGGTCTCTTGGTATCATCTGTCATATCAACATCTTCAAATACAATACCGATTGCACCTGTCGCATTTGTTGGATATACGGAACCTGCTTTAATAATTTTCTTAGTTCCAACTGTTTCAGCATTTGTCTGATCTGCTGTGTAGGTTTTAAGCACAAGTCCGACCTCGGATTCGAGAATATTTGGAGTGGACTCATACTGCTCTGTTTTCATAAAAGCCATTATTTATATCTCCTTTACTTAAATATTTACAGGGGCGTTACCGTCCGCTGATTTAGTTTCCTGGTTCATTTTTGCTGAGTAAGCTTTTGCAAATTCAGCAGCATCGCTTTTTACGGTATCTTTGCTACCACTACCACCGCCCGGATTCGGAGTGTTTTCCAATGCTTCCTTCTCCCAAGCTGCCTTTGCGGTATCAAGTGTCGCTTTATTTTCTGCGGAAATTCCATCAACAAAGGTCTGGGCTTCTTTAAGAGCATCATCCGCATTCATGTTGGAAAAAGCTTTGATCGCTCCGGCGTAAGCATCCCCTTTCATTCCTGCATTAGCAAAAATGGAAGTGATTTTTCCTACTAGGGCTTCTCTCTGGGACGTTGCAAGTGCAGATTCGAGGTCAGAAATCCTCTTCTCATTTGCAGCTTTTTCTTTCTGGCGTTCCAGTTCTGCTTTCTCAGCTTCCGTCATGTTCTGCTGTTTGAGTTCTTCCAGTTCTTTTTCCAGTGCTTCCGCTTTTTCTGCATCCTCTTTCATCTTCTGGGCTTTTGCTTTTTCTCTAGCCACATCAGAATTAGACTGATTCAGAAATGCTGTAATCTGCTCGTCAGTTGCTTCTGGAAAAATCTTTTTAACATCTTCTCTTGTCATTGAAATCTCCTTTCACCAGTACGCTTTTTAACGTTGTTCGCTCAACATAAGGTGTCTCCCATGTTCACGCTATCGGGATGCATTTTATTTTTGTGTAATAAAAAAGAGACGATTTCTCGTCCCTAATTAACTGTATTGAATTGAGCATCGACAGTTCACAATTTCTTTGCTGGAAGCTCCATGTGAAGCATCTTTTGGAAAAAGCATTAAGCTGTCACCGACTGCAAACAACTCCTTGATTGGAATTGTCGTGCCGCCAACTTCAAGATGTGTTCTGCGCTCTCTTTTATCTCCTATGTCTTTCCAGGTTTTATGTTTCTTCCCAGATTTGATTGCATCCGTGTATTCCTTATAATTCAATGAAGTATTTGCTTCACATTCAGAAATAAACATTGCCCTGTCTCTGGAAAGATAATACTCTTCCTTGATGTGATCGAATGTGGATTGAACAACATCATGTGAGAATTGTCTAACATAATCTGTGATATAGTCATCAACAGCAAAATATATAGCTGTTATCGCAAGGTATTGTTCGGATAACTCATTTTCTATATATTCCTGGTCAACTTCTTCATTCTCAACCATTGTTTCTATCAGTGATAAAACAAAAAGGATAACTTCTTCCATCTGTTCGGAAAAAGCTATCCTCAGTCTTTTTTGTTTGTCAGAAATGGACATTTTATCGAAATATTCTTCGTACGGTTCACTTCTGCGGTTCTCTGATAAAACATTTAATTCATCAAACTGTAAGGCTTTATTCATTATCTATCACGCCTTTATTGATTGGATTCTGAAATTTTTCATCCAGTAATTGTTGCGCTTTCTGCATTTCTGCTTCCGGGTCTGCCAGTTCCGGGTAAATAGTTCCCAGATACGGTAAACTCATTTCATAAACTTTCTGTGGATCACTAAATAAACCGCAAGTAATTAGTGCAATAAGCGGATGGATTTTATTTTTAAACAGATAATCAAGTGCCTGTGCTTTTACAAGCATATTGTCTGTTGGGTTTCTGGTTATCTTCACATCGAAATCTCGGGTTGAGATATTAACATCATTTGACGTGCCACGGATAATATTTAGAATAATTCTGGCAGATTCCTTTTCAGCTTCCTTGGTGAATGCTTCTACCAATTTTGCATCTCTCTCTGCAAAATCCCATCCATTACGAAGGTATACGGCATTTCCTGTATCTCCTCCACTATTGCTTTGTCGGTTTGGCATTGCTTCTACAATCAGCATATTATTGTAGATATCATCCTTTGCAACCTGGCTCTCTGATTGATTCAATTCAGCGGTCATCAGTTCAACATCCGACTGACATCCATTTCCGGTATCTTTAACAGAGATAGCACCAAGTTTTACCATTTTCAAAAACTCGTTTTCGTCTACCTCGCAGTTCTTAAACTTCATAAAGGCTTGCACAAACTGTTCCACGCCATTTAATCTATCAGACTGATATTTGTTAATTGCATCAAATAAGGTGATTGCAATTTCAACATCCGAAAGTCTGTCGTGATTATTCGGACATTCAACGATTGGAATACCACCAAAACCATTGATGCCGTAGTTAGTTACTTTTCCATTCTTGATTTCAAAAAACTGGTTCTTTGAATAGCACAAATAATATTGCTGTTCATCTTCATCTTTTAAAATCTGCACGGAAAGCATTGGTTTCCCATTTCTCTGTGAGTATACAATGTAACAATCACCAGGATACGGAATGAAGATTCTAAACGGTGGTAAATCTCCGTTTTTTGTCCAGTCCTCTTCTTTCAGAATAGCCTTATAGGAAGTTCCTGTTGCACTTTGGTATATTGCCCTCTGGATGTTTCTTGCATCTGCATTGGCTTCATCCAGATAATCATTCAACAAATCAACTTGCTCATTTATTTTTTTGTCTGCATTTTTCTTTTTACATACATATTGGATTGGCTCCCCACAAATCTGTCCAGCTTTAAATTTTACAGTTTCAAATGCGTGATTTTCGACCACTCTGTTATTAACTTCTGGTCGGACTATTTTGTTTCGGTATAATATCGGCTGATCGCCTTTCATATACCGATACAAGTAATCAATCAATGTTCGGTTTCTATTATGTATGCCAATTGTATCTGATACTACTTTTACTACATTTTGTGGAGTGATTCGGTCAACGCCTGTGTAGGCTACTTTTCGCCCGAACTCACCTCGGCATAAATCTACAAAATTCATTGTATTTCTCACGAGCCGAACCATCCTTTCTGCAAAATAAAAAGCACTGGATATTTTAATCCAATGCTCTACTTTATATTTTACACATATTGGTGGTATCATTCAGTATACTTTAGTATCATCTTTCAAAACCTTTTATCTTTTTTACTTCTGCTATGGCTTTTAAGTGCATTCTTTTCATATGTATTTCGGAATATCCCATCTCATCTGCGATACGAACCAAAGATTTGTACTCAACATAATGCTTAAATAGTATGTTGTATAGCAACGGGTCTTCAACCTGTTCTATGGTTCGGACTATTTCCTGTTTTTTTTGTAAAAATTCGGATATCATTTTTGAAATCTCTTCTCGCAGATCAAATATCTTTGCAACCATATCTCCCATTGGATCACGTTTTACAGAAGTTTGTACCTTTTCTCCAACAGGAATTGCAGATACACTTGTGGAAAGAGAACTGAGCTGTTCTTCTTCGATAAGCTTATTTTTGATTCTGTTATCATAATTTTCAATCTGGCGTAAATATTGAGCTGTAGTCATCATACTCTATCTCCTTCCCCAAAGTGGATTCTGTGTTGCTGTTGCGGTTCCAACTCCGCTTCCATTTTTTAAGAATACTGCTAAGCTAGCGAGTGAATCTGGTGCGTCATCGTGCTTATTTTTTCCTGTCATTGTGAATGAATAGACATTATTCATAAATTTTCTATACTCTGCATTTTGATATCCAGTATCAAGAAAATAAAATTTTCTAATGTTTTCAGCATTATCCCAAATTCTCTGTTCTTTTCTAACTGCTGATTTAGGTGCGTGTCCACCATTATTCAAAATCATTTGTTGAGCATATTTAGAAGTAAGATTAGTTTGATACCCTTGCTCCTTCAACTTTCCTTCTACTTCATCTTTATACCCTTCGCCGCCTGCATTGGCTTCAAAAAAAGCATTCGTAACTTTATTATTGACAATTGCTGATACAACTTTTGGCATAGTAAATTTCTTTTCAGAGTTATCAAATACTACTTCGTGTATATATACGGAACCATCTTCATATACATATGCTACTGGCATTGCAAGGTAATCACTACCACCAAGAGCCACGTCGCAAGCCGAAACTACTTTCAATGGTTCTTCATCTGGCAGTTGTCCATTATAAAAATTCATATGTTGCGCATTAAATAAAGCGCCATCTCTTTCAATAGGTTCCTGCTGATATTGGGCTAACCATCCTGCCATATCATCGTTTTCTTCAAATTTAGAACGAATAGTACGATAATATTTTGTACTGAATCCAACTCCGTAATCGTAGTCAAAATTGCTCTCATCAGTTTCCGGGTCAAGAGCTGGAATTTTAAGAACATCATATCTAATGTGTTTTGCCTCTGGATTATTTTGAAGAAATGATAGTCTGTCCATATACAAATCATGCAATGACCAGATAGTACCATTTAGAATCAATTTACATTGTTCTTTCTTTCTCGACATTACATTGTTGTCAAACACAATTTGCTTTCTTCTTAGAATATCTGGATTTAATACATCTTGAATACCTTCCAGGATATCATCGAGAATCAGCCAACCATATGCGTCATACTCACCGTTCAAACCAGATTCCAAACCTTTTCCAGATAATGTCGCATATTTTTTCTTTCTTTCAAGGTCTACTTTGTGGTTCTTTGCATCCGTTCTGGCTATTTTTGAATGAAATACATCTTCATGACAATATGTGGGGTCAGTCCATATTTCCATAACTCCATCTAGGAATGCGCCGCCAAGTCCTTCTTTATATGTAACATAGAGGTTGCTTATCTCTGAATTTCTTGCACAATGCCATGCGGTTCCAACAGTAATAATTTGCGATTTACCAGTTCTGGCTGGCTGATGCAGAAACAATTCGTCAAGTTCATCTTCTTCAAGTGCTTGTAATTTATCTACTACTTTTTTCAATGTTCTGCGTCTTGGTAAATAGAACCGTTCTTCTGGTTTTCTATCTTTTTCTATATACATGGCATATGAATCAAGCAAATGTGGTGATTCCAATAATAAATACTGCCAGTAGATATCGTCAAAGTCACCACTACCAGTTAATGCAGCACACTTCTCTGCTATGTTATGTGAGTATTGACTTACTTTCATAGCCATTTTCCGTGCTTCTTGGTTCTTGTCGAAAGGAAGGTCAATATTCATATTTAAGAGCAAATCAAGGCAATCTTTTTGATTTTGATAGATTGTCATGTCCCCATTGATAATCTGATTTAGGACTGTCCGATACCATTCAAGCGAACCTTCTGTAATTTTTTCCATAAAAATAGAGCCAGACTTCCTTTCTTTTTAGGATTTAGTCTGGCTCTCATGTGGCTCTCTTGACTGGTTTACTTATTTATTTCCGTAAAAATATTTTCAATTACTTTCCACTCTGCGAATACTGCCATAAACAGTAATGGTACTGCCGAAAATCCCCAATGATTTTCAATCATCATTTGAATTGTGCCTATCAAATAATCTGCTACCCATTTGAATATTATGAAATTCGCAATTATCCAACATATTTTTCTGATTTTGTTCATTTGGTCACGCTTTCTTGACGGGCCATTCAAAGCCAAAATCTGAACGTTTGATTTTGCATTGTGGGCTTCCGTCCTTCCAGAAAACTAATCCCTCTATCTCGTGTTCGGAAAGATATTTCTTGATTCCATAAAATGTACGCTCGACTTCAACGATATTGTTGCCATGTCTTACTAAAGAATCATCATCGTCATAATATGGATTGCCTTGAAAATGATTTCCGACAGCTTCATATGTGCCATCTGGTAATTTACAACCTTGATTTGTCCACATTGAAGTTACATAATACGCTTCTACAAACCACTTATCAGCCGGATTTTTCTCATCAACCTTTACCCATCCCGGCCAATGACCTGTAATTGTGTCTGGTTCACAACAAGGGATAAATCCTTCTGGCGGTGTTTTTCCTTTCTTGCAGTCGTATCGTTTATAATACTGTCCGTCAATTACGGCACAACAAACGCCATCATATTTCACTGTTGCAATCCCTTCTCCTTCAAGTACCCATTCCATACCCGGATGCACTTTTGGAAGGATTTTTATAACATTATGGTCTTTAAATTCTCGCTCAAACAATGTTGGTATCTTTTTCATTCGACATATCCTCCTACAAATAAGTCGCAAATTTTATCAAGTTGCATTTCTTTTATTTCGAATTCAACCTCTTCCCTGCTGTCGATATTACGATAACACGGTTTTTCTTTCATTTCTTTTCGGTAGAATTCTTCCTCTTTCTGATTTTTGACTTTCTCTGCCATTTCCTTTGAAGTAAACACTCCAAATAAATGAAATTCTGAACCATATTGTTCAAAATGGACATCTCCGTAAACCAGATATACTTTCATAAATTCACCTCACTGAAATCCCTAACTGTTTGTAAGTAAATACGGCAGTGTACTTCTTCCCGCATTTGTAGCAAGTTTCTGTGATTGTACAGGTCTTTTCTTTATCGTTACATTTTGATTCTGTATCACAGCTTTTGAACTTGCATCCACCTGTCAGAATACATTTAATCCGTTTTGCGTTCATCTTGTTCTCCTTGCAAAACTTTTCTGATGCAATCCTCAACAAGTATAAAGTCTTTATATGACATACGCATCTCGCAATTATAAAAATGCTTTCCAATTTCATTTACAATTAATTTATAAATTCTAAACTTGGTTTCTTCCGAAAGTTCGTCCAGTTCCACAGGTTTAGTCTTTTGAAGTTCTTCCGCATCGCTGGCAACTGTTTTAATAACATCTTCATCAGGCACTTTTATAGAATCAATAGTTCTAACAATGTACGGAGTGTTTTCTGAACGCGATATAACCTTGCGCCATTCAGCAACAGTTCTTTCACCTGCGTCTTTCTGAATGAAAGTGTTCAAAGTGTTTCCCCTATAACATTTTATCACTGCATCATCATTTTTTATTTTTACTGAATATTCATTTTGGAATTCAAACGCAATGTACTCAGTATAAAATTTTAAAACGGTCTTTGTAATTGGCGGATAAGATATAAGAAGAATTTCCTCGATATCAATCTGCGCATATGTTTCTATTCCAAGTTCGATGATCTCAATCGGAATCCTTTTAACCACAATTCTCATACATTCACCTCAAACTCTTTCTTGCAGTTACTTCCCTTGCACTTCAATTTAAGATGCTGAATCTTTGTCTCTGGGCTAATCAGAAGCGCTTTCTTCTGACAAAAAGGGCAACAGGCGTATTTCGTTTCGTTAATATTCCGTATCAATGCCTGTCCATTCCACGGTTCGGGTTGGTTCATGTATTCAGAAAAATCTATTCCTTCGGATTCTAATGCTGACTTAATACTCATTTATTTTTTCTTACTCCTTTTCGCCCTGAAACTCTACGTTCCTTTGGTTCCCCGTGCATCTTTTTTCCGTTGTTTGTTAGGTATATTCCGTATCTCATCAATGCTCTGGTGCTTCCAGTGTTGCTCAACCAAGCGCACATAAATGTTTCAAAAGACATATTACTTGGCATATCAACTTATTCTCCCATTCTTCTCCCGATTTCGTAACAATCTGATATATATGATCTATGTACAAATTCCAGCCTCTTAATGGCTCTTCTTATTGCTTCTGTCATTTTCTCATCATAATACGTGTTCCTGATTTTTAACTTGTTTTCATGTGTGTTAATACTTATCGAATCTTCTAACAACGGATAGTTTTCGCCTAAGAATACAGGCATATCTCCAAAGCCGCTCTGCGAAAGATCATCGAGTATATTTACTAATTTTCTAACAGTAATTTGGTTTTTCATAACATTATCCCACCCCATGAATCTTTCTCAGATTCGCATATCGGTCAACTATGACATCCAATGCGGCCTGAAGCTGATTGATTGTAATGCAATCATCCTGGTGCTGTCTGCGACATTTTGCGATTTCTACAGATTCATCATAAAGTGGCGTATCTGCATTTTCACGCACCTGCCTTTTTAAGTTATTGTTGTAATCGCACATTTTATCAAGTTTAGCCTGAAGCTCATTGATTTTCTTATTTTTGCTCAGAATTTCATGTTGCTTTGCTTCGCTCTCATCAGCCAGACGAACAACAACTTCTTTCAGCTGATCTACTGTCCAATTTTTCAATTCTTCAATTCTCATGGCATTCTCCTCAAATCTTAGTAAATGTTTCCATATCGTAGTTGTCACGGATATAATCTACGCACTCTTGCAACTTTTCTCTCAAAAATGCATCCTTTGCAATATCTGGGTGAAGCGCATATAATAAGCAGCTTCCATCTTTCCCATCTTTCTGAAACTTTCTCCAATTGAACATCATAATGAATAAAGGAATTTTTGTAAGATTGTCCGTTTTTCTTTTGAGCCAAAAATTAGAAAGTTTTTTAATCATTTCTCTCTTTCCTCCCTGTGCTTCATCTGACAGGCAATCATTTTAGCTATGTTTTCACGTTCCTGTTTTATTCCATGTCCTTGCCGGAATAACTCACATTCAAGAATATTTCCGCAGTGTGAGCATTCGTCTTTTATTTCTTTACCGCATATTTCCATCTTCTTTTCCTTCCCAAAACTCGCAACAGCACTCTGGTTCAGTAAAGTCTGCGCAATATTCGCTATCACCATTGAAACAAACCCATGTGAAGTCATCATGTTTTCTGCAGGTTTTGCAATTAATTTCCATAACTATTTTTTCTCCTCATTAATTCCGTTAAGAATACTAATAAGCTGTTCTTGGTTAATTTCCTGTGTACATGGCAAAAAATGGTCTTTTATAGTCTGTAAAGCAAAAAACATAGGTGAAATAAATGATATTCGCATTGAAAATGTACATTCGCTTTGCAGAAAATATTTTATTGGATAAAGTCCGTGCGAAATGCGATAATCCGAAATAGCAATTGCTTTCAAAATGTAATCTTTTGTTTCAATAGTTTTAGTTGAAAAATTAGTTTTCAGAACAAGTTCATTTTTAATTTGGAATAATGTTTTACGTAAAAACAATTCTACATCTCTTCTAGTAGGTGCAATGTATAAAATAATCGGTTTTCTCATTTCTTATACCTCACATTCAAAATCCAGTGTGCCGACTTGAACGGCATGAATCTCCCAACGAGAAACACTGGAACTTTAGGGGGAAAATGCAACTTCTGGCAATGGCAATTTGCCAGATAGAAACAACAGGAATCGAACCTGTGTCACATGATATTGGATATCATTGCTCTACCACTGAGCTATGTTTCTTTTTTCATCCTCAAACGCTAAACAAGATGATTTTTTTAGAATCCCCGACTATCACTCCTCACGGGCATTGGTCTTATCTCTCTAAAAAGTTTTTGCACAAGATCGCTAGTGAGTTGCGTCTATATGCCTGCACGAACGCACACAAACAAATCCTCATTTATGTGCGAGAACTAACAATAGCTATGCTAAAGTCAGATTTCCAATCTACACTTGGTAGATAGAATTGAAAAGAGAAGATTTGAACTTCTATGTACATCCCATGTCCTAAGACACATACTCACCCATTATGATGTACTATCCTCTGCGTCTGCCTTTCTATTGTATCGGATTCATCACCGTCAATAGTTCCGCCACTTTTCAATCAGGTGTGTTATCACTCAACACGCCAAACGTCCGTATAGGATAGGATTTACACCTATCATGCTGTCGACTTAGGTCACCTAAGTTGTGGGTTGAAACCTATGCTACCACAATAGCGTCTACATATTTCGCCACTATACGGAACGGAAAGAATGGATTCGAACCATTAAGACCTAGTCTACGACCAGGCCGTTCCCAGTTACTTGCACTTTCCGAATAACCCGGAAAAACCGGGTTAGCAATAGGTTTATCGTGTTATGCTTTCCACTATCCAGTTTTCTTTATTTGCGGTACGCTTACTGGCAACCCTGGCGGCTTTTTGATAACCGTGGTATGCTCCACGAGTATTTTTATGCACAACTTTAATGGCTTATGGTTCGCATCTTTTGAAAACTCCTTTAATCAGCGTGCGCTGCGCTGATTTCTTTAACTCCAAGATGCATTCCAGCTTGGAAACCAGATCCATTTAGGCTGCGCCGTATCGCACCTATAATTTACCTGATCCACACGCTCAACTGGAAGTTTTTTCCACCCATATTACGGATGAATGGCATTTAGAAGAAATGGAAGCTCTGGGATTCGAACCCAGGACTTACGGCTTATGAGGCCGTTGCTCTTACCGCTGAACTAAGCTTCCTGAGATACCAGTTGGCAATACTGGTAACCAAACTGGCACTGTTACAGTTCTTAACCACCAACTATAACAAAGGTTTTCTGAAATACTCCTGATACTTCAGATACGCCTTCCGGGATATTTGAAGTCCCTTTAATCAGCCCCATCTAGGCTAGAAGGCTATAGGTGTTTCTTATGAAAGCTTAAAATCCTTTACAGCATATTAAATACTGCAAACTGGGCTAGTTGGATTTGAACCAACGAATTGTGGAGTCAAATTCCACGGCCTTACCACTTGGCGATAGCCCATTACCCCCTGGCGCACCATTAATCCAGGGGTGTGATATATAAAGTCCAGCACTTTTATCCTATAAAGATTGTTATTCGCTACTCTGGATGCCTCGACTTATCGCTTTCGTAGGCTTTCCCGAGCCTACATGGATTAAGTCGAAGTGGTGCTTTTATGAATTTAACCCTTTCGATTAACTCAATCGGGATAATTCCAATTGGAATTGGTAAATACATTTGTCACCTCGTAATCAAAAAAATATTCAGTACAAACAGGGCTTCCATTAGAAAATAAAACAGAGCTTGCAAGCAATTAATTTTTCTTTCATCAAGCATTGCCAGTACACCTGTGGCAACGATTACAAAAAGCATGAGGTTTAATGCAACTCCAACAACATTAAGTGAATTCATTTTCTTTTTCCTCCCCAATTAAGAAATCCAGAATTTTTTCTGCAATTTCTTCCTCTGGCTCAAATGGCATTCCGCAGTAATTGTAGGATTCTAAAGCCGATTTTAGGCTTGATTTGAAGCCATTGTAAATTTCTCCATGTTGTAACAGTTCGTGCCTTAAAACTAAAATTGCATCAGTAATTGATTGAGAAGTGACACTAATTTGTGCCAAGCATTCCATTTCAATGTCTGGAACAGCCATCATTTCAAAATCAAATACTGGAATTTCATCTACTGCGGTATGAAAATTTATTGATCTTACTCTCGGAACTTCATTTCCATCAATGAAATATTTTGTGCCGAGCCAATCATAGGGGGTGGGGTTTGTGATTTTCACTATCGGCATCTTCGCATCCCCTCCTTCGAAATTTACAATACAAAAGAATGTGTTTTGCGATTTCTTCAAGCTCATATATGCTGTATCTTGGAACTACACGTGGCTCACGTTTCAATAATGGGGATAATGGTGAAAATGGCTTTGGCGGCTCATATGTTATAGTCGCGTTAATAATCATGGGAGCTACATCTGTAGGAGATTGCAAAAGATTTTTGCCTTCTGAACCAATCACCTGTTCCCATTTTCCATTCACCATTAAAAAGAACTTCCCGTCTTGCGCCTTAACTGTCCCATCTGGGAAATTTTCTTCGTTGTTGCGAGTATTGTAATCTTTCATCCCTCTTCTACCTCCCCGAAATATTTCTTGTAAAGCTTATGGCTGCAATACCACAGATGTTGCATCACAAAAATTTTATCAATACATTCCAGACCATAATACGTCAATCTGTACTCGGCGGTTCTGTCTCCGTTTTCATCAACACTATAACCAGCTAATTCAGATTTTGATTTTGCGCCAAACCATCTACCATTCTTTGTAACAAACAAAGAAAGATTCCCATATTCACAAACGTATGTAGCAGTTTGAGTATCATACAATCTTCCATCAGTTAATATTGCTTTTGCGTGAATTGGCTTTACGAGTTTCCGAATTGCCGGGGATTCCTGTTCAACATTTTCATATGCTTGGTTTGTTTCGGAAACGCCTTTTTTGTTTTTTGAGAAAAATTTAAGCACGTCTTTTCCTCCCGAAATATTCATCAACTGCTTGTCTTACAATATCCGATACGCTCCTGTCCGTCCGGTTCTTCTCTTCCAGGAGCCTTTTTTTCTGTTTTTCGGAAAATCGGATGCGGATGGATTCGGATTGTGGGTTTGTTTTCATGAGCATTTACCTCAGCTTACAATTTCAATTGGATATCCTAAGTAAGCTTCCAACTCTGAAACAGTCAGTTTGCGTGGTTTCTTTATTTCAACATCAACACGCTGTATGATATTGTCTGTTGTCTTTGCGATTGCCTTTCCAGTATAACTTTCAATCTCTTCGTTTGCATATACATTCAAATGTTCATATCCGTATGCCCGGCACCATCTTGCAGCTGAATCAACAATTTTTCTTAGCTCTTCTTGCTCATCACCAAACAACTCCGAATATCTAACCGCCTTGTTGGGGTCGTTCAAACTTACTCCGCAAGAAGCCACAACATGTTTATATGGACTTCCAATAAAATGAAAATATCTATTCGATTCCATTGCTTTTTGGCCTTTTGGCAAGTTGAACCCTTGAGCTATTGCTTTTTTAAGCAGCTGTTCTGATTCAACGTTATTTTCTGTAACAATACACTTGTTTGTAAAATCAATCATCTTTATCCCCCTCTAAAAGTTTATATAGCGTGCTTCTTGAAACTCCCATAATCTCGGCAAATTGTACTTTTGTTATTTCCCCTCTTTGCCAGCTACGTTTAGTTTCTTTAAAAAGTTCCTTATCTATCTCTTTTTTGGCGCGGCCTTTATATTTGCCTTGCGTTTTTGCTATTTCAATACCTTCTTTTTGACGCTGCCGAGTGTTTTCTCTCTCTCTTTGGGCTACATATGAAAAAAGCTGCAATACAATGTCTGTAATTAAGGTTCCTGTTAAGTCTTTATCCTGGCATGTGTTAAGAAGTGGCATGTCCTGTACGATAATATCGGCTCCAATTTCTTTTGTGATACATCTCCACTGTTCAACAATTTCATTGTAGTTTCTTCCAAGACGGTCAATTGAATGGATTATCAGTATATCGTCTTTAGTTAGTTCTGAAATCATTCTCTGGTACTCTGGACGATTGAAGTCTTTCCCAGATTTTTTATCCATATAAATTTTTTCAACACCATCTGCTTTCATTGCTTCAATCTGTCTCGCTTCATTCTGCTCTATTGTTGATACCCTCACGTAACCTATTTTCATACATAATCCCTCCCGTTTATTTATAAGTCAATTATACACGTACTCGAGTATTATTTCAAGTGTTTTATACTCATTTATGAATATTTTTATTGACTATTTAAACGGTTTTGATTATGATTACATTAATAGGAGGTGATTATATGGTTTCGGATAAAATAAAACAAATTATGAAAATGAAGAAAATTACTAGTGTTCAATTAGCTAACCATTTAGATATGCTTCCACAATCTCTTGCAAACAAATTTTCAAGAGGAAGTATATCCGCAGATGAGTTAATTCAGATTCTTGACTTCCTGGAATGTCAACTTATAATCGAACCCAAACCAGATGTCTTGATTAAATTAACAACTGACGATATCAGAAGGGAACCGTAATGGTTCTCTTTTTTTATGCCCTAATTAGTCCCTGCCATTGAAGCAACAGTCTAAATGCTTCTTTTCCTGCCTTTCTGTGTATTACCTTGTTTTTAGTATGTCAGAGAAACAGTTAAGGCTTACTGCTTGTCGTGTTCGAATCACTATCCCTGCCATGTTAAGGAGAGCTTTTTTGTTTTTTCGGGCGGTTTCGGTGGTAACTACCGCTGACCGGAGGTTTATATATACCCCCTCCCGGTCATCCAGTACGGACGCTGGCAAGTCAGCCCACCGCCCAATGGGAACCGCTGCCCTTGCCCGGTCGCTGTTTATCGTAAGTCTTCGGCGGTGGTCAAGGAAATGCTATGCAAAATCTATTGTCATATTGCACAAAAAACAGTGTTTTATAGAATGTCTTTTTAGGGTGTACCCTATTTGCACATTGCGTATTGCTAGATATAGAATCCGTTTTCTCGTAATCACAACATATAGTGTTTTTACTGTTATAGTTCCGGTTTTTCCATTTCTGGAAGCTCCAGTGCTGCTTTGTGCTTCTCCGCGATCTGCTGGGCTGTCTGCTGGGGTACTCCGTATTGCTGCGCGGCTTGTACTGGTGCAGTTTCTGCCATGCCATAGGCGGCTTTTGCAACAAATATCAAATTCGCATTTGTTCCGGTCTGATTATGTAATCTATTGATTGCGCAGTTTTTGCAAATATCAAACCATTTTTTAGCCGTGTCACCATGTGACGAGTTTGTTCTATACACTCCATTCATCCAGTCAGTAAACGTTGTACGATTAATCCCAACTAAAAAGCTAAATACTTCTAGGGTTGGTAATACATGATATTTACTGCATAATCTCACATAAGTATTAAACATTTTATCTAATAGCTCTATATTGTCATTACTTGGCTTTTGTATATGATCTGCAATATAAAAAATCATATCTACAAAGCTATCTGATACTTCTTTCTTATAGTTTTCGTTATCTGGTGATATACATAATACAGTATTTATATATTCATCAGCATATATATTAATATTATCTAAATAGATATCTACGTCTTGTATATTTACCGTATTATCTTTCATGTTATCACCTCGCTTTAACACGTTAATTTGTAAATAAAAAAAGAGAATGTCACCAGGTAAAGCTTATTCCCGGAAAACTTCCGGGTGTTCGGGTACATTCTCTAAAACTTAAAACTTAAATAAAATATTCTGTTTTCTTTGTTGCTGATACCTTAACACAGTTTTTAATATCTTGTCAAATTTAATTTTGCATAAAATAAAACCCTTTATTTTGTTAATAATTAATAAATAATAATTGGGGTATTATATTATAATCTTCATTTATATTTATATTATATATATTATTATACGGTACTGTATAGCATATCTTTTAATAAACTCTAGTCTTAAGAATCTATGGAGGGGTAAAAGATATATTATATATAATATATTTAAACATAATAAAAGCCAGACCTTACCGAGCTTCAATACCTGGCTGATCTGGCTTGTTAACTGCTACTTTATTCTGTTCAGGTGCAAACGATTTCACAATAACCACCCCTCCATGAGTTCCCGCGACCATCGTTGGTAATAACGTTACTGTAAGTTTTTCAGAAAGTCAAGACTAAAAATAAAAAAATATTTTTCTTGACAAAAATTTAAAACCTGTGCTATTAATATTTTAACAGCTTTGGCGGTGGGGCTGTTAACCCCTCGATTGTCGTTGCACCGCCACAAATAAGCATTTTAAAAGCCCTAGGAATTATCCCAGGGCTTTTTCTTATTGACAACTATATTTTTATATGCTATATTTATTATACCTAAAATTTAGGTGTGAATTGAAAAATATTTATTATTTAATGGAGATTGGACAACCAAAAAAGTTGTCCTTTTTTCATTCTACGTAATACAATTCTATTGGTTCCCCATTCTTAAATAAAATATGGCTTGCTCCCGAAAATGTAACTGTTGAGAAATTGATAGCTGCGTTTTCATCCCAAGAATAACCGTTTTCTTTGAAACTCTCGTCAGAAGAATTTTCAATCATATTTTCCACATAATCTTTTATAGGGTCTTCGTCGTCTTCTGTCCATTCTTCCGAGTATTCACATTGAAATTGTTCTTTGCATACTTCGTAAATCGGTTCTTTTGTCCCCTCATTGTAACTCTGGGACATTGTAATCTCGTGATAATATATTTTTTTCATATTTTTTTATCCTCCTGAAAGTTTGATTATCCTATAATTTTTAAATATTTTCTATGTCCATCCATATTCTTGTCTAATGCGTAAAAGCAAGGATTTTTGTCCCCCTGTAAAACTTCGTTTATTTCGTAGTCCCAGCCCCATGGAGCTTTTACCATTAATTTTCCCATGGTATTTTTAAACGGCTCCCATCCTTCTGGTATTTCTACCATCAGTTCATCAAAGCAGTCTGCCGTGCTATCTGGACCGCCGAAAGTGTATTTCTTCCTTTTCTCCGCTCCTAAGACTCCGTAATTGCAATAAATTTTAATTTCCATGTTCTTTTCCTCCTTTTATCCTCTTGTTTCTTCCCAATCGCCACCATTGTAAATTGTAACCTGCCTGTGTATAGTCTGCATCCAGTCTTCGCCAGTAGAATTTCCAAACGGATCGCGGCTTTTTCTTGCAACTTCATTTTCAAGTTCCACGTAACGACACCATGTGGTTTCATCCTTTACTACTTTCCATCCTTTTTCGACTAATTGTTTAATTCTTTCTTCACCAGTCATTTTCTTCCCTCCTGATCTGTCCCTGTCTGGGGCTGTGCTGTTCTTCTTTAACTGTCTTTATTATATCACTATATTTTGTGATTTGTCAATGTATTTATCACTCTTTTTTGTGAATTATATTTATATAATCTGATCTATCTTTTTCTGTTTCTACATATTTCAAAATGTCTCTTGGCTGCATCTCCAGAACTGCGCAAAGCCGATTAAGGTTATCAAGAGATATATTAGTATCTCTATCCCTAAATTTTTTCATTGTAGCCTGTCCAAAAATCCCGGTATTTTTTGCAACTGTTGTATTTATACCAATATTTGAAAGTTCTTTTATTACATCGATTTTATACTCTAGCATTTTTCTTTCCTCCTGTTTTATTTCTATATATAATGTAACTTTTTGCGATCTAAATGTCAAGAAAAATTTTCACTTATTTTTGTGATTTATGTATTGACTTTCCCTAAAATTAGTGATATTATATAACCATCAACAAAGGAACACAAGAGACAAACAACCGGAACCGCCCGAACCACTCAAGCCAATGAGGACATAAGGAACCGAATCCGATTAATTGAAAAATTCTAGTTCCTAAACAAAATAAAAAAGCTGGCTGCATCCTACCAAGACAAACAGCCAGCACCAAACTAAAAAAGAAAGGCAACCCCATTATAACAGGGGCGAAGGTAAAAAGCAATGATGAAAAAAGAACTTATGGAGAAAATCGAGAATGTAAAGGCAAATTCAGCATGGAAAAAAGGCGTTAAGAATTACGCTGTAGACTTAGTGGACGGTTTAGAAATTGACGAACTACCGGAAACTTGGGAAGAATTGAAAGCACTGTTATTAAATGGTGCAGAAAACTGGAATCAATATAGCTGGGGTGGCTGTGCTCTCATCTATGATTGTGACATTGCAGAGCTTCTTTGCTCTCCTTCAGAGCTTAAAAGAAAAAAATACGGAGAACTTAAGCCAAACAGCCGTGAAGAATGGTTAGACGTTCAAGCAAGGGCACTTGCACAAGCCGCCGCTTGTATTCGTTCTTGTTTCAAATGTAATTAAATTTCGACTGGCGGTTTTAATGCCGCCAGTTTTTAAGCAAAGGAGGCTTAAACATGAAAGCAAAAAAATTTGAATTATTTATGTGTTGTCTCGGTAACGGAATTTCCGTGTTTAATTCTGCTGTTACTGAGCACGGCGATTATAAATATATCGCCCATATTTCCGAAACTGGAAACGTTCAATATTATGTTTTGGGCGATTATATCCCAGAAGAAAGCAAGAAAAAAATTGAAAGCGCGGCAGAAGATCAGCGCCAGAAATGGGAAAACTATTTTTCTACTCTGCCAGATATTAAGCAATATAGTTATATATTAGATCACTTGCCGCTTAATGATTTTATGTTATTTATCAAGGATGATGATAAGCCACTAAGAGAAAAAATTTCAGAAGGCAAGAAAACACTTTTACAAGTTCATTTTTAAAGGGCGGGGTTTCCCGCCTGTTTTTTCTAAATATTGGAGGGTTGTAAAATGATAACAATTAAAAAAGCTACTCAAGCGCAGACAATCGCCGCCATAAAAAGCGGCGACTTTTCCACAGTTGATATAATCGAAGAAAAAGCCAGAAAAGAAGCAATAGAAATTTTTGTGTCTGTTGCTGGCGGCGTTATTAAATTAGCTTACTGGGATATGCCCTCGGTAAAGCGCCGGGATGGTAAAAAGTCTATAATGCGGTATGCACTGCACAGATCAACGAAAAAAGAGAACTGCTTACAACTGTCCTGTATGGAGCTTATCGAGGATGAGATCATCCCCACAAGCGACAGACAATTTAATATTAAAGATGATTACGACCGCCGGGAATTTTTCCGCAGTCTTCCAGCTGTTACAAAAATGACTTTTAAATAATAGGGCGCGTCTTTTTATATCCTGGCGCCCAGGGTGAAGGGAAGAAAGATAAAAACATGAGTGATAAAATATTTAATAAATTAATAACACTTTCTGTTGATGAGCTAGACAATTACATAGAATTTTTAGAAAGTATTTATTCCCCGACTATTACTGGGAAAGAGATTGATAAAAAACTATGGAATATTTAGGTATAACTGATTGATTTTTTACCGCTTCCCGGTTTCCAGACCGGCGGCACGTTCACGGCGTGCAAGCGGTTTTTTGGCATTCTGCCAGATACACCTTGCAAAGTTAATATAATAAGTCAATCAATTAACGAGCTATTTTATCCGTAAATCGTTTTTTATTCTGTTAATTGGTATTTATGCAGCATTTGTCTTTTTACCAGCTTGAGAGCCTTTAAAACGCTTTTTAGCGTCTTGCATGGTTTATTGACTGTCTGCGGCTATGAGTGTATAATAGCCTTGTATAGCTATGTTCGGCTATGCTTTATTTGCGTACCGTGTAAATTGGTGCATTTTGTCCGCTTATGTGCGTAGCTTGTCCGGGCTTCCCGGTGATCTGTCTCAGTTGACCGGGCTATATATCAATTAGGGCTATACAACTATATCGTGATATGCTTGTATAACGCCGTATTTGCCTTTTTAAGGCGTTTTATAATCGTAGTCAATAAAATATAGGATAAATACGTTACAAGATATTTAAGGCTTATTTTGCAAGAGTATTATTGTATTTTTATTACTGCATTATATGCCATTTGATGTTATGATCTATTATCTGTGGGCGGTTGGTTCTGATCTGCCAGGGATACGGCCGGCGGTCGGCTTTGTTGACGTTCAATCATTCCTGGCAGCGTCCCGGCTTCATCGGTTCGGCGTGGTATCGGCTCTCGGTGCTGTCCCTGGTTGGCTTTTGTAAGCGGAAAAGTCGCAACTGCTCAAGGTTTCAATAGTTGCAACTAACTTTTGGATGATTCCTAAATTTCAACATCATTTTGGGAACCGAAAATCAAGGAAATTCATAAAAAAAGTGGCAACCAGAAAAATTCTCACATTTTCTAATTACCACTTAAATTTTAATTTTGCACAAATATTTCTATAGCGTAAAGTGCTGAATGATTCAAAATTCACAATTTATTTAATCCTTCTTTCTTCCGTGTTCCATATCTTCTGTGAGATGATTTCTCTAAACGTTCCGTCCTCTTCGTTTGGGACTTTGAAAGTTTTTTCTTTCTCTGGTAATTGTCAGTCGTTGTTCCCATTCACGCCCTCCTTATTAATCTTCTGATTCCTGGTTTCAAAGTTTATAATTTCTGTGTCTGTTTCCAGTTCTTCCGGGATTCTTCCAATAATGATAACTCGAAGCGGTTTCAATCTCCGTTCCATCTCCTTGAAACCAACGCAAAATTCCAACCGTGCTGCCTTGCTCTTTACTCTTCCATTGGTGCAACAGGCAACTGTGCTTCCATCTGGCAGTCCATCAAAGCACCAGTCCCAGCAGTATTCCGGTAATATGCTTACGTTTGGAATTACTGGAATATCATTCAAGATCATATAATGTGCCAACGCATGATTGCGGTATTTATTCCACATGCACATAGCCAACGGCATTCCATTCTTGCCGACCGATATGCTGAAATCTGGCATAATGACTGCATGAAAACATTTCAAATGCTCCATGTACTTGTCTGGCTGATTCCACAATCTTTGAAACTGTACATCGTCCACATAGAAATTTACGTCTAGTTCCCGGTGGTTCTTAATTTTTCGGCTAAAGCTCTCCGCAAAATCTACAGTATTTTTCCCTGGATGGATAAAAGTCTTTGGAATTTTAGGGATTCCGTACTGTCCAACAAGCTCTGCATCCGTGATTAAAAACTCTTTCATTACGTCATAAGCTGTATGTATCATTGATTCCACTCCCATTTTTTCTCTTATAGTGCTAAAAGGTACTTATATTTGAAAAATACCATATCTTGTGTCTTAATGCAAGTTTTCCTACTAAATATCTTGTGTTGTTCTGAATGTAGAGTTAAAATCATATCGTCAGAACAACGCAAAGGAAATCCCCATTTTTCAAGGTTTCCAGACCTCAATTGAAATGTTAGTGTTGCACATGTAGCCGCCAACGGTTCCACGGTAATTTTTTCAAAAAGTTCATTGACAATCTGCCTGTTAATGTCTTTTGGAGTAACACCCTTAAACTTTTCTAACTGTTCTTTAATAGCACTTAATTGTATTTCTACTGGCTCTGGACTTTTGGTATTTTGTATTTCTAGAATATGGCTCTCAATCTGCTTTATCTGCTTCATGTATTCTTTATTTCTTGAAATAAATTCATCATCAGATATTTTTCCATCCAGATTATATTCCAGTATTTTTTCACGTTTTTGTTTTAACAGATCAATCTGTTTTTCAAGTCGTGAGATTTCGTTTTTATTGTCTGGAATGTTTTTGATCGAGGACTGCAAAATTTCAAAATATTCCTCCAAAATGCTATCAATGTTTTCAGAAGATTTATTTATTAATTCTGCGATTACTTCTTTCAGTTCTGATTCTGCCAGTCCAAATGAATTGCATGAAGCGGCTCCGTTTTTTATCTTGTAGCTGCATACCCATCGAACATCTTCTTTTCCTCGAATGTAATGTTGCTTCATCCAGTATGGCGCCCCGTCATTTGCACAGAAGAGCTTCCCAGTGAAAATATTTTCATTCTTAAAAGAGGTTCTTCTTGATTTTATAGCTTCTCCACGCTCTCTTAAATATGCGTTTGCTTTTTCCCAAGTATTCTCATCAATGATCTGTGGAACTCTGGAACCATCATCTTTAAACATTACCCATTCTGGCTGCGGAAGAAATTCTTGTTTCTTGGTAAACATATCAATAACCTTGACTTTTCCTCCGCAATAGTATCCTTTGTATTTTGGATTCCGAATAATGTTTTTTATAACATCCCGGTTGATTTTACCACCTTTGAAATTTCTGTATCCCATATTCCATAGCTTCTTTTCGATTCTTGGCGTAGATATTCCAGAAGCATAGTCTTGAAAAATCATTCGAACCATATCTGCTTCTTCCGGGATTAGTTCGAGCTTCCCTTGATTATTTGAGTATCCATACATTCTGTGTCCAAGCACGACACCGTTTTTAATTGACTGTGCGTGTCCGAATTTTACTCTTGAAGAAAGTTTTCGGATTTCGTCCTGTGCTACCCCGGCCATAATAGTAAGTCGGAACTCACTATCATCATCAATGGTATTAATTCCATCGTTTTGGAACCAAACGCATACGCCATAAGACAACAATTCTCTGGTATATTGGATGCTATCAAGAGTGTTTCTCGCAAATCTTGAAATTTCTTTTGTGATAATCATATCAATTTTTCCAAGTTTTGCATCTTTAAGCATTCTTTGAAATTCTTCTCTTTTATCTGCGTGCATACCAGAAATACCATCATCAATGTAAGAACCTGCAAACTTCCATCTGTTGTTAGAATGTATCAGTTCTTCAAAATGTTCTTCCTGATGCTTGATGGATGCTTGCTGCTCAAGTTTTTCCGTTGAAACCCTGGCATAATAAGCAACATTTAGTTCAATGTCGTAAATAGAGCAACTTCTTAATTTTTCTCTGACATAATAAATATTCATAGTGCATTTCTCCCTCAATAAACAGGGAGTGGAATCACATAAAGTATAACACCTCATATAAATCCACTCAATACATTTTTGTTATTTTCTAATGCTGATTTCAGCTTTAATTTTATCTCTTGTTTTCTCATCTATCAGGCCAAGTGAGAACATTCTTTCGTTTATGGCATACAATATAGCTTTTTCCATTAATTGTCCCTCCATATAATTATCTCGTTTTAAACGCTGTTTTTCTTTATCTTTTGTATGCCCTATAATTTCTACCATTATTCTCTTTTGAGCGATTCTTCGCTATTTTAAGTACACAATTATCACATTTTACAACAAATCAAAGATATTGACCTGTCCATCAATCTGAGATTCTTCCAGATTGTAAAATTTGCAAGCTATATAATCTGGTTTCCAGTCAATTTCCAGTTCGTATTGCAAACACTGCGGATGCTTGCCTCCGCGGAAGAATCTGCAATCTGAACAGGTATGCTGATAAGCTGTACCACCAGACCGCTTATACATTTCGCTTATCTTCCTCATAGAATCACTCGCTTTACTCTTGAATTTCCTCTCGCTTTCTTTTTGAAGATACCATTTTTAACACAATCCCTCGGATCACATCCTCTGCTATGTTCTTCAATCAAGATATAATCACAGGTTGCATTTGTACTCCATGCATTTTCACTCTTGCTGTAATAGTCGCATTTCGAGCATTGTCTCCGCTTTAGGCCTATAATTTCAGTGCTTTTTAATTCTCTCCATGGTTTTCTATCTGGCATTTTTCCACACCTCCCAATCTGGCAGAATCTATAATTTTTAAAAGGTCTGGGCTTAGTTTTCTTCGTTCTTGTTCTCTCTGTACTTCTGCCCGGTAAGTCCTTTGAAAGTTGGACTGAACTACACTCCACCATGTACCATCCACATTTTCAGATACCGCCCATTCTCTAAGCTGTGCCGGGCTTGATACTGCTTTCTGGATGATTTTTGGGAGTTTATCAAACTCTGTTTCTGCATTATATGTAGAATTTTGAATGGCCTTGCATACCTTTTCCCATGCTTCCGTTTCATTCAGCTCTTCTTTTTGTGGCTGAAGGCTCTGCGCGCATTGCCGTAATGCAGCTATTGTAGGTTCTTTCCATTCAGTCTGCATATATTTCTTCAAGCCAAAACTTAAAAGCTTGTAATCTATGTCTTTCAAAAGTCCATACCATGTATCAAAAGCATTCTGATCTGGCAGAAATGATGGAGAAGTGTACACAGCTTTCATTGCCTTTACCAGTACCGCCCATTCTTCCCTTGTCATACCCAATTATCTACCTCGCTTACCCTGTTTTGAATTTTCTCCATGTAGCTGCACGGTCTATTCGTAGACTTGTCTACGTATTGTCCTTCAAATACTTTTGCGAAATTTCCAGGCTTTAAGAACCAGTCAAACGTAACCATCCAGCCATTTTTATTTTGCCCTTGTAGGAATGTGCTGCGTCGAATATTTTCAATCGCTTCCAGAATATCTTCAACACAGTTCTGACGGATTCTAGCTTTCACTGCCTGTTCTCGTTTTGGTGTCATTCTTTTTACAGGAGTAATACCGAATTCTTCCAGAGTATTCCATTCATTAATGATTCGTTGGACGTCAGTCTGACGAATAGTATCTTTAGATACTATTAAATCATTTATATCTTTTTCTTTATCTTTATCTAATTCTATATCTAAATCTAATTCTAAATCTTTATCTTTATTCTTATTCTGTTCCGTTACAGAAACGTTACAGTAACGTTTCTGTAACGTTACATCATCTTTCTTGCAAAGCAATGCGGCCTTATTTTTTTGACGTTCACGATATTCTGCAACCCTTTTTCTGTTTTGATCTCGTATTTTCTCCAACTCGTCTGCACTTTGATGTTCTTCCCAGCCGGGAATAGAAAGTAATTCAGAATCTCTGGTAATCATACCGAACTTTTCCAGAACTGTTAATGCTAATTGAATAATGCTTTCCTCAAAATCCAATTCATCTGCAAGCATTTTTGTTGTGTATGGAATATTTTCAGTGAGGAAAATAATTCCGTTTGAATTGCATCTGCCAGCCATTGTCAAAAGCATTACCCAAATAAGAACAATATTGTTTCCCTCTGGCATTTTCCTTATTTGCTTAATTTTTCGGTTGCTAAACATTTCAATCTCAATTTTAATCCAGCTTACTTTAGTCATTAATGTAATTGCCTCCTCCAATTCCTAGCTTTTTCAAAAGTTTTTATCTTAATTCAACTTCAATTCCGTTGATTTTCAGCTCTCCATTTACCGGAATTACAAGAGATGGAACACCGTTTATTTCTTTTAATTCAATCAGAGCAATTTTATCCGGCTGGATGCAGATTGTTGCATCTGGTGTCACAATTTTTGCAGTTTTTGAATTATGGATATTATCAAGAGCAACAGGCTCATTACTGAAATACATTTCCCAGTTTTCTTTGAAATCCGATAACTTTTCTCCTGGAATTCCGCAATATTCAAAAATCTGTTCCATTTCATCACATGATACAGTTATCATCTCCGGGCTGTCTTTCTTCTGTTCTCTTACTTCCTGTAATGATTCAACCAGGCTTTCCGTGAAATTGAATGTTTTATTTCCTTCGAAATTGTCCATGATAAAATCTGAAAAGACATTGATCTCATTGCCGGGTATACGTGGAATTGGCGTGCCAAGAACATTTTCGATGAAGTCTGGATGAATATTCTTTATGTTTTTGTTGAAATACAATGTTCCATGAATATCAGTGCTTCTGTCATTGAATACAGGGAATAAGAATCCTGTTTCTGGTCTTGAGACTACCCAATCACGAATTCTGTCTTTGATGTTATTTTCAGCCACATCATAGCTAAGTCCAGCCTTTGAAAGATTTACTGGACAAATGCTGCACAGAATGTGTTCATAAATTTCTTCTGATGCATCGTGCATTTCGGTTCCATCAGAAGCCTTTCCAGGAATGTCATATACTGCATGAATGAGAACTATGTAGTAATTTTTGTGATAATCGTAATTTTCAATTACTTTGTCATAGAACTCGTCCAAAAGCTCATCATCTTTAAGCTTACTTGCTCTGATCCGCATAAGAAATTCCTGCGTTCCACCCTCTTTTTCCTGTGCTAATGGAAAATCAAGGTTCATAAGGTTTTTCCCAAGTCTGCCAGACATGGTTTTCTTGAAAATGTCAAAATACTTAAACATTTCTTCCTCTGGAAGGGAAAGGAAAGCTTCTTTAATTTTGGTTTTCTTGTTCTTTTCTGCGTCTACATAACAACCACAAATACGTGTAATGGAACAATTTGCTGGTGTAAACTGTTTCTTGATCTCTGCGATTTCTTTCTTATTCATTCTTCTTCATCCTTTCTGCTTCTCTCGCCTGTTTCTTTTCAATCCACTTATTAATTTTTTCTTCTGAAATCATGTACATTTGCTTTAGCATTTCGATACAGATAAGCACATCTGCAATTTCTTCTATCATGTTATCACGGTTGATTTTTCCACGCTTTGCCTTACTGATTGCCTGGATAAGCTCGGCACATTCTTCCATGCAGACGGTACTCTGTTTTTCTTCCCCATAATACAGAATGCTTCTCGCAATAGTGTACTTATCAATAATGTATCTCTCTTTTGTGCTGGATTTCTCTTCTTTTACCAATTCGAAATATTTATCTCTATATTCCAGGACAACTTCAAAATTGTATGAACCATATCCCGTATGGTAAAAGTTATCTCCAACCTTCTTATATTTTATTTGATAATATGGTTTCTCACCCATAACCTCAAAAACCAGATCCAATTCAGTTACTTTTTCTTTTTCAATTTTTGCTTCTCTTTCGCTTTCTATAGAAACATTTTCTAAATTATCCATTATTCCCCTCCACCTTAATAAATGCCATCCAATGTGTTTTCCCCTGTTTGCCAGATCTATTGCCGTACAAGGGTCGTGCCCCAATGGCTGCAATAACGTCCTTTACAGAAATCTGTGTCTCATTCCACTTAAAAATCAATGTGCCGTAAGGTTTAAGCACACGCATACACTCCGAAAAACCATCATGTAACACTTGTTTCCATGTATCTTTGTTGAGTTTTCCGTACTTCTTTACCATCCAGGCATTGTCTCCTCCTTGGATAAGATGTGGTGGGTCAAACACAACATGGCAAAATGTATTATCTTCAAACGGGAGGCATGTGAAGTCTGCTATAATATCTGGATGGATGTTGCAATACCTTGTTACTTTTCCATCTCCGCTTGTCCATATTGCTTCGTCATCCAGTTCGCGTTTATCAACGAAAACAGCAAATTCATTATTTTTGTTGAACCAAATCATTCTTGAACCACATGTAGCGTCCAGAACAGGTTTATCCATTTTCCTTCATCTCCTATCCAAAAAGTTTTCCACAAATTACACATCTGTATATATGCCCTCTTCTGCGAGAGTGATATTTAATCCATTGATGACTGTACATTCTTCATCTCCTCCAATTTCCTTGCAGTTTTTCTATAATCTCTATTTGCTGACCGGAACATCATCAGAAGAATTTCAGATACAGGTCTTGTTCTGTATCTCCTCACTGCTCTCTTGATGCATGAAAGCTCACTTCCGTCTGGTATGTAAACCCCTACAGAATACGGAATTTCCAGAGATATTTTTGCATATACATCTTGCGGCATAACTAAATAGTTGAAATCGCCAATGAAATTTAACCCGTGTCCAGATTTGAAATCTTCAACAGACGACTTAATTTCATAGCAGTAGCAATCCGCTTTTTCTATTCCAGAAACGCTATTATTTGCTGGAACAAATTTCATGTAGTCCACTCTGATTGCATGATCTGTATAGTAATCAAATGTAACTTCTCGTGCCCAATAAATACGTGGATCATTATGCGGATTAATTTTCTTTTCAACCATGGCTGATAATTTTGCCGTAATCTCAGGTCTTGTCATTTCCCAGCTCCTCCAACTTCTTCTCAGCTTCTTCGCTGGTAGTAAATACTTTTATCCCAATAACATCATCTGAGAAAAATACTTCTCCATAATCTTCTTGGATTGCCTTTATGTTATATAATTTGCTTATCATAGTAATCTGAGATACTTTCATCTTGATAATTGGGTTTCTTGCGCCCTTGTTAATTCGGAATAATATATCCCCAACCTTACACGGCAATCTCACAAGAAGGCCCTGTTCTTCTAAGTCTTCAAATTTTGCAAGACGATTAACCATAGCTTTTAATCTGTCACAATCTCCTGTTCCTTTTGAACAATTATCGCAATAGCAACTGCATATGAATCCGGGACTATTGTTGTACGTGATTCCGCTAATTTCTCTTTTTGTCAATCTCTCCATCTACTTCACCTCTTCCATCTGACTTTCTACGGTATCTGCAAGTAGCTTCAAGGACTTAATAAATGAGTCCGTCAAAGTTGTTCTATCTGGGTATTTAGCGAACGTTCTGACAAGTTTTACTGCATCCTTGATTTTTTTTTCATCTTCGACGATTTTGGATGCTTCAAGCAATGTCTTTTCAAAGCTGTAAGTAACGGTCTTATTATCGTAAAAAATCAATATGTTTGGAAATGGAATTTCGATATGGTTTAAATGGTTTTCTCTCGCCCATTTGAATCCCTGAAACCTTGCTATTTTCAGAACACTCAAATATTCTTCCTGTGTCTTTACGAACACGCTTTTTCCTGTTAAATTAATCATCAGAATCCCCTCCTCCTGTAATCTTATCAATGCAGTTATTCCAACCAGCGGCAAATAAGTTTTTCTGCACTTCATAATTGCTCACGGGTGCAGTTGTACTTTTCTTCTCCGGCAGTGGCTTCAATGGACACCATTCAGGTCTTGATTTGCTTTCGTAATCATAATGTTCTTCTGTCATCAGAATTGCATCATAATCTAAACAGTCAGCTAATTCACACAACCCATCGTATTCAAGATTTCCACAATATTCAGTTCCGAACGGGCAGTCATAGCAATTTTTCGGCGTATCTATCACTAATACTGATTTGCTCATCTTCTCTTACCTCTTTTCTGCAAGAATGCTCCATATTGTGCAGGACTAATGATAGTATCTTTTTCTCTGGTAGCCAGTCCATATCCGAGTCTTCCGTTCTTTTTGTTTTCTTCTCTTGTAAACATAGTCGAAATGTCTTTTCCTTTACTCACTCGCTTCGCTTCCTCTCAGCATCAGGCTCAAAGTGTTATATCCCGGGCAAGTTCTGACTCCGTTTCTTGTATCTCTTAACAATACACAATAAGAGTATAATGCCATGACCTCATAAACGTGTTCTGTGACATCCTCGCCACGCTGGTCGATGTATTTGAAGCACTTTCCAGGTCTGATGAAGTACCTTGCGCATACATACGCTTTTGTTCCGAATCTTACGCTTGCGCTACTCATTTGTGTTCCTCCTGCATTTTCTCACATCTTTCAAATTCAATTACCCATACCCAGGGATTCGCCGCCCAACTACAACTATCAATTTTTTCTTTTGAAACAGTGGATTCCCATATCTCTGAAAAGCGTTCAATTGCAGTTCTTCTCTGCTTTTCCTGCCAGCCTACATTCTTACCGTCTTTGCAATTTGCTCCTTCGGCTTTTGCGCCATCATCTGTAATATCCTGCAACCGCTCCACCCTAACATCCGTAACCTTAAGCCAGATACGTGCGGCTTCTTTCGGCATGTGGATGGATGGTTTCCACGGCTCTTCTACGTCTTCAGAATTTGCAATGCTAGCCTTATATCCATAGTGTTCTTCCAGATGGCATCCTTCACCTTTTCCAACCCGCTTTGTATATCTGTGCCAAGTTTCCCGAACATACAGAATGTCTCCTGGCTTGTACGGTGGAATCAACTGATTTTCGAACATTCTCTCATCTTCGTCATATTCATATATCCCGGTAAATGAGCCGTCCGTTCTTTTCGTAACGTAGAACCCACAAGCGTCTTTTCGTCTGGTTTTTACCACCCGCCGTGTGCATGTCTTTCTTCCGTCCATGATTGCCCGAACCATATCGGTATTGAATAAAATAGGCTTAATTGCCATCTACTCCACCGCCTTTCACAATTTCAACTGCTTCATTCAGACATTGGGCTGTATACCAATCGTCACCCGATTCTGAAACTTTATCTTCGATTAACATTTCCAACTGTTGAACAACTTCATCTACATCAAAAGCTGTCGGCTGTTCGTCAATAATCTCCTTAGTTGATTCAATGCATAATCTACACATATAATCATTATCGTCTTTTTCTTTTTCAATAACTTCTTTTAATTTATCAGCATCAATCAGTCTCATAATCCTCACACTCCTCCGCTTCTTCATAAATGTCCATATCATCGCATTTGCACTGACAAGAATCCTGTTTAGTACAGCAGATGCAGCACTGTGTTTCACCGTCCGGGCAGTATAATTTACAATATCCAATTTAGTCCTCTTTGTGCATTTTGAAGCCGAAATGACAATCAAGTTCCAGATTCTCTCCGTAAGATACGATGCAATTGAGTTCGTAACTTTTTGCCTTTGCGCATTTTGAAATTAATGTGTTCAAGGCTTCTACGAGCTCTTTACTGTCTTTTTCAGTGTATTCAACCATTCTCGCTCTTCCTTTCTCATGATTTCTTTTATGCATTTCTCACAGTAGCAACCTTCTTGTCCCTGTATTTTATACAAGAAGCACACCCAGTGTCTGTTCCAAATGCCTTTATCTTCGCATCCTTTACAACTACTTTGCCCGTTTCCTTCGCAACGTGTTATTCTCAGCATTTATTTGACCTCCTTATATGGCTCATGCTTCCACCTCTCGCTTGATTCCAAATATTCTTCCCATACAACCTGGAAATCATCATGCATCATTCTTTGAGAAATCATAAATCCAAGAACAAAATCGTTATTAATGTTTTGAATAAATTCTTTATCGCTCCCATGATTTCTCATGTATTCCTGAACCCTGTATGTTGCAGTTTTTATCTCATCAGTATTGCATATAATATCTCTAATTCCATTTATACTTCCTCGAAGCCGACGAATCCATTGTTTATTTTCTTTTCTATCTTCTTCCGCATCCACCAGAAGAGTATTCACAATATCCAGTGCACTCCCTGGAAGCCCATGCTTATACTGTGATTTATTTTCTATCTCAGTTTTGTACTGCTCTAATCTGGTTCGTACTCTGCTCATACAACCACCTCTGTAAAATACTCATCTAACATTTCTTGAGATATCTCAATCCATCTGTTAACATTTACTCCGTCAAGATGAATTTCTCCATCAATAATTTTTTCATTTCCAACTTCGTAAACTTCGCCTACCTCAATTTCCATGTATCCGTCAACGTAAAATCCATCACCATCGTATGTATCTAACGTGAACGATTTCACGCATTTATACTTCATACTTCCACCTCCTCATAAGTTTCTCTGAATATATCTGGCTTACACGGATAAAATTCACCGTGAACACCTTTGATGATGTAATCACCAATGTTTGCAAGATGTTCACCCTCGAGTGTTTTAATAACCAGACCACCCGGAACCTTCCAATGGTCAATATAGAAATTCTTACCTTCTGCCGATATGTACTGGTCTGTACACTGATAGTCCGTCAGGAAATCGAACATTTCTCGATGATTTGTACCAGTCCACTGTACCACGTCAATTACAACTGGTTTTTTTCTATACCTCATACTCACACCTCACTATCTTCTGGCTCTTCATTAAACATTTTATATATACGGCCAGAATGAAATGCCTTTCTTAATTTTTCATAATTAATTTCAGTAAGATCTGAAATTTGAGAAATTGTCATTGGCTTTCCTTTGAATTCTACAATCAAATTATTTCTTTTATTATTTCCTTGTATTTTTGCATCCACCCATCTACAGTTGTCAGGCGAATATCCATTATTATTATCAATGCGGTCAATCGTTAAATTGTCTTGATACCCATTCTCTATTGCCCATTTATAAAACATCATAAAATCATGCCATTCTTCACAAACAGATATTCCACGACCGCCATAATCAATATATTGTGGGTGATCTTTGTGCTCGCATCTATATTTCATATTGCGCCAGATGTTATATATCCTTGTATGCCTTAATCCGTGTCTTGTAGCTTTTTGCCTTGCAATATCAACGCTTAAACAACCGCACGATTTTGTTCTTCCTATTTTGAGCGCGTATGCTTCTACGGTTTTTATGTTTCCGCAATCACATTGGCATATCCAATATGTTCTATTGGTATCGTCCGTTTTTTTTCGCTTTATTACTGTTAATCTCCCGAAACGTCTTCCTGTTAAGTCTACAAACTTACTCATATTCCATTTTCCCTTTATCCTGACTTCTGATTAACATTTTGCGTCCTCCTGTTTCTTAAAATCCATCTTCAAGTCATAAACAAACTGGCAAATTTTCTCTGCAATCTCATACGCATTTTCTACATTCGCAAGCTGTCTGACGTACTGCTTACCGCACACGACGCAAGTTAATTTTCTGATTGTTTCCCAAACCTGCCACGAAATAATACTGGAATCAAAAGCATCCGTCATCAGAGATTTGCTTCCGTTCCCGTTCTCATCTCTGAACCACTTTTCTCTCGGCACTTTTAATGTGGTTGCAACATCTTCTCTGGTAAGACAACCTTTGTATTTCTCGTCCATACGTTTTTCTAACTCGTCCAGAAGTTCCTTCTTTTCCTGTTCTGTCATTGTGTCCTCACTTTCCTCACTTAGATTTTCTCCCTTTATTTTCCGAACCTTCTAACCAATTCTTTATTCAAATCTGGGATTCTTACATCTGTTTCAGATTCCAATTCCTCAATCATGCTCATAAAGCTTCTTTCGCCACGGTTCGCTTGCCCCACAAAATCATTTGCGCAATTGATTACGTCTAAAAGCCTTTTGGTTGAAAATCCATGCAGTTTTCTTAATGTCAACATCATAGTTACGGAATTGATCGTATTCGCCCAGTCGTCACCATTGCTGAATCCATCGTTGTAAGCCTGATCTTGCATAAATTCAAGCTCTTTTCTTGAATTCTGCATGGCTCTGGCAAATGCCTATGACATTTGGTTATCGCATTCCAACGCCCTATTTTTCTTTGGCGCTTTCATCTTTAATTTGCTTCCCATGTTTCTTCCTTTCGTATCTGTATTCCGTCAAACGGTACGCTCTTGATACTCCCGGATGTTCTGTGGCAATCAGAGAATCCATCTCCAATTGCCGCATATGTCTCTGGACGGTACACTTTGTGAGGTCTGTTCCATCCATGATTTCTTCGTAAGAAGGCATGTATCCGTGTTTCTCAAAATACTTGACAAGAAATCCGTAAATATCATTTCTAGAAGATTGCCCCTCATTATATTTCCTCTGACGGTAATTCATAGGCAAAACGGATTTTCTTCCGCAGTATTACTTTTTTCTGCACGCATTTTATTTAATCTTTCCGCAGCTTTCTTCTTTGTTTCATCGGAATATTTTCTTGGTGGATTGATTTTAATGTAGGAATACGGCAAGTGAGCGAAAATAGATCCATCATTATTTCTGGCAAGAATTTTCACATCGTCTGGAAATTCCTTTTCTAATTCCTCACATCTATTCTTCCAGGAACTTCCGTTCTTAGCAGTAACCCCTACATAATCTCTTCCGGGAATCCACTCAATTACACATTCGTTTGTATTTTCTGACATTTAATCATGCTCCTTATATAAAATCTCCTATGCTCATTTGGCTATCATTTTCAAAAACAAGCATTTCGTTTTTTGCTCTGCTATAAAAGTTCCTGTCAATTTCAAATCCATATGCACTTCTGCCAAGTTCCATGGCGGCTCTCAATGTGCTGCCACTTCCACAGCAAGGGTCAATCACTACATCCCCAGGGTCAGTAAATATTTCAATCAGTCGTTTTAGAACTGATACTGGTTTCTGCGCTGGATGAATTTTCGGAATATCTTTTCCGTCCTTCTCCCATTGGAACCAATTAAATACCATTTTCCCGGTTCCACGAATAGTCTTTCCGTTTTCGTCCGTCTGCGCTCCATTTCTGAATTTTGGAAGTTTATCTCTGTAGAATACAAGAGCATATTCTGTAGCACCTACCACACGCATATTTGCTTTAAGCACCTGTGGGCTGTAGTTTTTTATAAATACAAGCGGTATATAGTGAACAAATCCATGTTTCGCCGCCGCATTAATCAGAGTTTGAATTTGTTCAAATGAACAAAACACTATCATACATGGTGCGTCTGAACTTCTTCCTCTTACACCTGCCTTTTTTGGTTCTTTCTTCAACATTTTTGAACAAAAATGGAAGTATTCATACAGATTGAAATTGAAATCTGAATTGAATGCTGCTTTACCAGCAAGTTTACTTTCGCCGTTCTTGTTGTCTCCGCCCGTGTACCACATAGGATTACTTCCGTAGAAATTACATCCTACATTGTATGGAACATCAGCAATTACGAGTTGCGCTCTTGGAATTGCGTATTTTTTATAGTTCTGCATAGAATCACGATATATTTCACACTTTAATTTCATTTTCAAAAGAAGCCCGGTGCACCCTTACGTCAGCTGAAGGCAAGCTCCTTTCATTTTTATTTTTTATCTTTTGAATTTAGCCAGTAGAACTACTGGTGTGTTAGAATCAGTGATAGTTTTCTTCATTGAGTAAGTCGTTGAATTTTTCCAACGCCTTAATAGATACTTTGTTATTTACTTTTTCTGGTCTTATTGATACGTTTAAGTGAGTATCAATGATGTGTTTTAGTTCTCTTGCAAGGGTTATTTTGCCCTGTTGGATTCCATCTCTATATCCTTTTGCCGGACGAAATTCGTCAATTTGTTTCTTCCCCTTTCCTTGACCGCCACCTGTTTTATTTCTAAGTTGATAACCGTGGTCTGCAAATTGTCTTTCGTAAAATTTTTCCTTTTCATCAAGCTCTGATATAGGGCAATTTATAAATGTCGCATTCCATCCATATGGATTAATTTTTGAAAGTACCCCATGTTTTTTTAAGCTTCTGTCAATATGCGACTTGTATCCCATGTTGTGTCCACAAAGTCTTGATAAAATATGCTTTGCTTGTCCTATGTACGCATACTTGAATCCCTCTTCGTCGCATCTAGTGAGCATATAAATTCCAGATTTGTCGTTCAGATTCGGATTAACTTTTAACCATCTTTCACGGTTTGTTGCTTCAATAGCTTTTGCCTGTCTAAGTTTTTTATAATCCAACTTGCTTCATTCCTTTTCTATTTGATCCACAAGCTTTCTACACTCGTTTTTCATTACCTAACTAAACGGAAATTCATCTTCCATACCGCCTAAATCTGGCACATCCATGAAACTAGGTTCTGTCGGTGGTACTGGTCGTGTGTCTGCTTCCTGTTTCTTTCTTTCTGCAAATTCATGTTCTGCAACAAGGCAATCATTTGAGTAGACTTTTTCGCCATTTTTGTTCGTATAGTTTCCAGTCTGCCATTCTCCACGCACATTTACTTTCGTGCCTTTTTTAAGATATTTCTCTGCGAATTCTGCATTTTTTCCAAGGCATACGCAAGTGATAAAGTCAGATTTTCTTTCTGTATTCTTTTTCACTCTTCTCTCGACAGCCAAAATATATCTTGCGATTTTGGTATCATTCGTTCCCATTCTGATATCTGGGTCAGCAGTTAATCTTCCAGAAAGAATAACAATATTCACAATTTATCACCTCTCAATCTGAATGTCGCACCTGATAAGTGCGTGTTTGATTTTCTTTGTATTTCCTGTTACAACTTCTTCTTTCCCGATAACAAAGGAAATATCATCTTCTGTTACGTTGAATCCTTTTGTTTTGATGTGCTCAACAAGGATTTCTTTGATTTCCTCTGCACAAATTCCGATTATAATTTCCAATGGTGTTACCTCCCTGGTTTGTAAGCTGGTGGCATTGGTTGCCATGCAATGACTGGGTAATATGCAATTCCGTGTTCTTTTACCATGCCCCATCTTCCATCGCCTAAATATGTAAGGTTTGTTGGTAACTCAGCGTCTTTTATGGTAACGTTGTATTTTATCCTATCTTCTGGACTTTCTCTCACATCTGGCTCTGGAGGTAACTTCACATTTGTTGGAATCCACATATCCGCAGGACTATAGGAACAGATCAGTTCTTCAACCTTCTTGATTGCATCATTCCATCCTTTGTCGTACTTACATTCCTGTTCAGAAGGTTCTGACTTTTTCAGTTTGTCAAGTGTTTTTAAGAAGATTTTCATGTGTTAATCCTCCTTGACCTTTTCAATAGTTTCTTTTATCGCTTCTTTCACAGCCTTGGTTTTAATCATCTTATCTGCTAAGGCTTTTGCCGCTTCCTGTACGATCACGCTTTCATTCTTTTCTAGTATTCGGAAATATGAGAATGTATCATCCTACACAACTGCTCATTAGTTTCTCTACTACTATATAACTCTTTTTTATAAATAACTCCTTTTATTTCTTTGGTAATTTTTTCAACTACCCTGTCCTCAACATTTTTGCGGATTTCCTTTGCAGTTTCTTCCTCATTAATACCAATCGTTACTGGTACACTGAACACGCTCATTTACAGCTCTCCTCTCCTGCTTCGATCGCAGATTTAAGTTCCTCATAGAAATTAATGCTTTTTCTTAGCGTGTTTAATTCATTATCGTATTGTTTTAAAAATACTTCCTTTGCTTTTTCATAATCAGGTGCATCTAATACAACCACTTTGCTGTATTCGCTAATGAAATTGCCTATTGATTCTTTTCTTATAAACGAAGCGTAGATTCCGGCAGGGAATTCAGTTACTGGTTTGTATGTCTTCGGCTTTTCTATTACTTCACATTCTTCAAGATGAAGATTCCATTTTCCTGTTTTTCTGTCTGTACCCAGAATGTAAAAATACAGTTTCATTAATTTTCTCCTTTCAAAACGGACATAAGCCCAAGTTAATTTTCAGTCCGGGTGCTGCAATCTGAACGACTGTATCAGCACCAGACGTTTCTTGTATCTCCCTCAAAATCTGTTCCGGGTCAGCTGCTTCATTACTCAAATGCACCAATGTTACCGTCCGTAATGCTGCCGTATGATTCGTATTTACTAAGCTTTTGCAAGTATCTAGGGAACAATGCCCTTTAAGCCTGTGCGTGTAATTTTCGGCTGTTTTGTCAACCAATTCTCCACAATAGTTACATTCAACAACTAAGTGGTTCAGTCGCATTGCCTTGAAGTTGTACTTGCAGTATTCAAAGTCTGTCATATACAACAGCTTTCCCATTTCTTCATGTTCCACGATATACCCATAATTGAAACATGGAATAAGTTGCCCTGTGTCCTTATCCCTTGTAGTATGTGGCAAATAGAACGGTATTACAGTGAACGAGCCGACCCGAAACGGTCTTTTTTCTGGAACGCCCTTCATTAATTCACCAGTGATGATTTGCAGATGCTCCACGGTTTCATCATTGGTGTAAATCTGAATGCCTAAATTCATCAGTTCCCGAAATGATTTGATGTGATCTCCATGCTCATGACTAAGCAATACGCCAGAAACATCACTTGTTCTGTAATCAATAGCTTTCAGAATGTCTTTGTATCTGCATCCGCAGTCCAGAAGAAGCATTTCTCCGCTGTTCGATTTCAAAACATAGCAGTTTCCGGGTTGGCTCCCTGTGTTTACTACTCGCATGAACATTTTTCATCACCTCGCTTTCTGTTTATTTGTAGCTATTTAAAATTGAAGAAGCAGTTTCTCCAATCATATTTTTATCGTCCTGCTGATATGGAGGAGCTCCTCTCCATAATTCTTTCATATCTTTTAAATCTGTAGCCACCATTGCGTCCCTTATTAATTGAAGCTCTTTAAGCGATAATTCCACAGTCACAATAGAATCCCAATTAATTCTCTTTCTTCCTATCTCTTTCATACTTCATCATCCTTTGGAAATTGGAACACAATGTTTGCAGGCTCGAATTTCATATCTGGGCTGTTAACCATGGTTTTAATGATTCCGAAACCTCTTGCAGCCATTTTTATACATTCCTCGTAATCATCATCGCTCATTTCAACGTTTTGTGCTAAAAACATTCCTGCATACACTTTATGAAGAACTTTCATGGCTTTCTCGGCTTTTTCTTCTGTCGAATAATGAGCCATGACTGTTCCTTTTTCACCTACCATTGGTATGTATGCTCTTATGATATTTCCGGTTCTGCTTAACGATGTGGTTTCATAAGGAACATCAAACTCTCCGTTCTGTGAAACTAATCTCATTCCTACTCACCTCCGAAAAAAGTTTCTCTTACACTGCTGCTCATGTCAGTTTTCCTCATTCACAACAATGCCGCCATGGATAATAACTCTTTTTCCGTCTGAATCGTCAAAGTAAACTTCATTCTCGGATTCGGAAACATCAAACTTTCCAGACCAGGACTTGATTTTACCGCCGTTGTAATCGTAAACAGTTACGGTACGGTTCAGTCCACCGTTCCAATTACTTGAAAAAGATTTTACTTCCCTGTCAAAGCTTGCGGTACAGCCTGTGATTGATACACAAGCTGTTACTGCTGCCGCAATAATCAATTTCTTTTTCATCCTACATTTCCTCCTGGCTCATAAATGACGGAATTTCTGTTTCCACTGGCTCTGCTTCCGGGACTGGTTCTTTCTCTGCTGTTTTTACGGTTTCGGCTACGGTTGGCTGCTTTGGCTTTTCTTCGATTGCTTCTGTCTGTGGAATGAATTCTTCTGTGTTTGAATTCTCACTAATTTCATAAGCAACGTCTTGTTCAATAATATCCTGTTTTGGAATATCCTCTGTGTTTTCGTCAGCTTCCTGTACAAAAACATCACCGTGGCTGTTAATGATCTGCTTTAATGCACGATTGATAACTGTTTTCTTTGCCATTTGATCGGTAAACTTCTGGTGTGTTCCATTTCCGTTTTCTTTGTACCCATAGCCCTGCAGCCAAGATTGCTTGATCTGTTTCATGTTCATTACTTCCAAATGCTTTGTTCCATCTTCCATCTGAACTACTGCATATGCGCCAAGGATTTTATCATTATCAATATTCATAAAATCCTGTTCATGGGAATCAAGCACCTTGTTTCCATCTTCAATGTGGTATTTGAACTTATCTCCTTGGTAGATGATCTCGGCGTGAATATCTTTCATTCCGTATCTTCTGGCTATTGTAATGTTTCCGAAGTAAGACCTCTGGAACTGGCACTGACCGGAATAAGCAATGAAATAACCCTGTTTTTTCTGAACTGAAAGTCCTAGTGTCGCCATGTTCATAAGGCTGTTTGCAATGCTTGTGGATGTGCAAGATTCCAGAACTGGCTTATTATTTCTGTCTTTTGTTTCTTTCAGAATCAGATATGCCCCCATGAGCGCATTGCTGAGGTTGTAGTCTTTTGGGAACGAAAGACCGTATTCGCATTTTTTTTCAAGCTGCTTAACCAGCCCATCAATGAATGAATTGTTGATTACAATTGCCGCCTGTTGTTCTCCTGCTGTTGCTAACTGTGTTTTTCCTGCCATTTTAATTCTCCTTTTCTTTTTTATATTTGCTAACACGCTGTTGCGTGATTGCATCAGTTTCGTACTTATGTTATTTGATATACCTCTCAAACGGACGAAATAAGCAACCAATTAACAGAGATGTTTCGTACCTGTGTTATTTGATATACCTCTTAAACCTCAATTGCGGCATCAATTTTGCTTGCGTCGTTTCGTACCTGTGTTATTTGATATACCTCTTAAACCTCAAATTCCATTTCACAGGTAGCACAGGTTTTGGTGAGTGATTATTTTTAAAACGTTACATTTTCCACTACTCGCAATAGTGAACGGCTGTAATTAAAACAGTTTTTAAACTAATTGGGATTTCAAAAATATCAATAATCCTCACCTTTCGGCTGCGAAATCAGCCGCATACATTTCTGTATGATCAAGGCAATCATCAGACCGCCTTACTATTTTCTTTTTTAATCCCGTAATATTCACGGGCTTCTTCTTTCTTCTTTTCGGTGACTTCTCCGTCTTCCATAAACAGAGTTGACATTGCAATATTTCTGGCTGCATTGAAGTCTGCATTGAAACCGTACTTATATTTTTTGTGGCTTTCACATTTTTGGTTTGCACACTTAAATGATGCCTGCGTCTTTCTTTGCCCATCTTCCCAATTTCCACACACGCTACAAACCTGTGATGTGTAGCAAGGATTGATTTTTCTAACTGCAATTCCGTATCGTTCTGCTTTATATGTGATATATTGCTGTAATTTGTAGTAGCTCCAATTTCTAAGGATAAATTGGCTTGTATCATATCCATTAAGATTCTCGATATTGATGTACTTTGCTCTGTTTTTAACAGCAAATTCAACAACTCGTTTACTTACAATGTGGCAATATGTTTCAACAAAATGTGATTCTGCTTTATCCATCCTGTCTAATGCTTTTAATTTCTTCTTTCTTCCATGTCCAGCGCTTGAATTTTTCAACGATTTTTGCAGTCTTCTTCTTTGAGCTTGATACTTAGTTCTTACTCTCAAAAATTCATCTGCGCTTCCAATTGCTAATCTCTCATACATGTTGTTATTTAAAGCGCACATTGCAGGGACAGCAATACCCAGATCAACTCCAACTACTGTGTTTTTGTCAAGCTTAGTTTCAATCTTAGGAATTTTCATGGTAAGATTAAGAATTATTTTGTTTTTTGTAATCTGAATACTACTTCCACAATACTGGTATTCGCCCGAATACACCTTTAACAATGTGGCTCTTAATTCATCCTTATTCTTTCCATGTCCAAGGCTGATTCTAAATCGCGCAATAGAAGCAGGATTTATGCCATCTTTTTTATTATCTCCACCATAATTCATATACATTTTGCAATCGGAATCACTAATATGTTCGCATAATTCCTCAAATGAATCATAGTCGTGCTCAAAACTAAAATGTGATTTTGCAATCGTAAATGGTGAGTCTAATTTGTATGTAGGTATAACTACTTTTCCCTCTAGAACTCCATTCTTCACAAGTTCTTTAATTTCTTTCGTAAGTTCCTGTGAAAAAGCAATTCCATAAGATTTCAATATGCAACGAATTTCCGTTTCGTCAAACAAGCTTCCTTTATTACTTCCAGCTTTACGATATGCGTAGTTAATTGTGTCTGAAACAAATTTGAACTTGTCTTTCAGTGATTCCATTTGATCTACTCTATTAGCTCTCATTTCAGAAAATATCCAAGACAGAATATAATTTTTTCTGCGAGCTTCTTCTTCCATAGCTGTACTCACGAGACTATATGTATAGTTGTTCACCATGCTTCTTGTGAAATCACCGCCATTTTTGATGTATTCAAGCTGACTTTCTAATTTAGAAGTATCTTGTTTCTTCTTATTTCTATAATCAATTTTTTGTTCTAAGTCATTTATCGTAAAATCGTAAACTCTTTTCTTCCATTCTTTACGGTCACTAAATTCTGGAATCAGAGCGTATTTTCTTGTTATTGTTATAGTATTGTCCATTTATTTTTTACCCCGTTTTTGCGTTTTTTTATAATTGTGCAATTTTGATTTGTACTTATTTGAACTTTTAGGCATATAAAGCTGAACACAAGCGTTATTCTCGGTGGCATAATTTTGTACCTATGCAAATTTATAGGGTTCTCAAACTATTCAATGGTAAATTGTCCATCTTTTGTACCTATGTAGGTCTGCAGATATCTCAAACCTCAATTTCCAATATTCGGTTTCACATAGGTTCTTGTGAGTGAAATATTTTCCTCACATTCCAGGTGCAAAATCACCTGTGACTTAATTAAGCCAATTATTTCTGTTATTTTAATAATAAATATAGTTTGTTCTATATTTCATATGGAGCAGCCAGTCTATCGCCAAACAAGTTACTGGCTGTTCCTTTCTTTTTTAAAGTTCTTTCGCTTTCAAATCCCCATCCGTCACTCTAAGCACAATCATCTGTCTGTCTAATGTGGGAAGTCGATCAACATTCACGGATTCGCTATCATCAATCCAAATCGGCAGATTCAGCCCATTCATTTCCTGTAATCCATTCAGTAAATCAACCTCGCAAAGAATTTTGTCGGAATGATTTAATCCGCTATTGTAGTCAATTCCATTGCAGATCATCTTGCAAGTTTCCACTGGATTTCCCTCAATCGTGTAATCAAGGAAACTGAACTGGAAATGATGGAAAAATGGATTGATTTTCTCTGCCAGTGCCTTATTTTTCTGAATTGAGAAGTTAAGAACGGTATCAATGTTCTTTTCAATATCGGCTTGTACCTGTCCAAGGCTTTTCAGTTCCTCATTCAGTTCGGCTACTCGCTTTTCTTTTTCTGTGACTGCTGCCTGTGCAATCTTAATATCTGCATCCACATTGGAAATCTGTTTCATAACATTGCTGATCTGAATTCTCAATTCCTGTTTCTTTCCAGGAACATCATCAAATGATTTCAGTTTCTCTTCAAGTTCTGCAATTCTCGCTGTAACCGCAAGATATTCTTCATCATTTGTCATATCTACAGATTCTGGAAGCTCCGTAAATTTGGACTGTTCTTCCTCAATCTGTTTAGTGAGTTCAGTAACTTCATCCTGTGCCGCACTGATTTCCGACTGTAATTTGTTGATTTCCTCGTTAGTTTTCTTTAATTTTGCAGAAGCAGAATTTCCAAGGTCACAAATTCCTTTTAACTGGTTCTGCTTTACTGATTCCCAATTTTTCTTTTGGGTTAATTCAGTTTTAATTCTAAACTTCTTCTTTTCTTCAAAGGAGGCTTTCAATTCGGCAACCTGTTCTTCCGGCAGTTCCTGTCCGCAGGCGGGGCAAATGGTATCAGAATCATTGAATGTTTCAGCTTCAATAGCTTTCAGTCTAGAATCATTCCACTCCTTTTCTTTGGTTCTTGGATAGTCCTGTCTGGCTCTATCCAAGTCAGCTTTTGCCTGTTTTGCTTCCCTTATGTGGTTATCCAGTTCCATTCCAATAATACGAATGCTTGATTCCTTTTCTGATTTTTTTAACATAAGTTCGGAAACTGTATCAGAAATAAATTTTTGTCTGGCTCTTAACCATTCATTCGCTTTGCTAACCAGACCATCCCTGGAAGATTTCAAACCACGGATTTCATATGAAAGGCTGTCATAGCCTTTTGCTGAATCTTCAAGAATCTGTTCCTGTTCTTCCAGCCTGGAAATCTCCGCATTAAGCTCCTGCTTTTTGGGTTCCAAGGAAGAAGTGTCTTCTGCTTCAACGCTTCGATTGGTTTCATATGCAATCTCCGTGTTTTTGGCATCCACCTTTTTCTTTTGTACATTCAGTTCTTTTCGGAGCTTCTTCAATGTATCTTCTACGGAATGCCCTTTTGTGATTTCTTCCACATGAGCGTACTGCGGATTCTCTTCCATAAACTGAGCAATATCGAAACCAGACATCTTTTCCAGTACCTTTCTGGATTCTGCGGTTGACTTCTGTAATGTGTCCAGAAATGGTTTTGGATTGCTGCACATCAGAAGCGTTGAAGGCTCTGCTATTGACTGGATGAACTCGGTATAATCCTTTGATTTAGCCGGGAATCCGTCAATTTCATAAGAAGTTTCATTTCCATCGAACACCTCTTCTGACTGTCCCCTTGGTTTTCTCCACTTCTGCTTTGTGACTTTGCGGATCACTTTTTCTTTTCCATCAATCACAAGTGTAAGTTCTCTAACAACATCAACCTTTTGCACTTCCACGCCATTTTCTTTTCTGCGAATAGAAGTAGGTTCTGTACCATTCGCCATCTTACCTGTCAGAACGTCCAAATATGCGTCCTGCAATGTGGATTTCCCTTCTCTGTTTCTGCCAGAAATCTCTGTTCTTGGAAACAAATCTACAGACTTACTCGGAAACTTCTTGTAATTCTCCAACGAAATCTTTTTTACTTCCACCTTCATGCTCGATTATCCTCCCTATTGATACCTCGTATGCAGTTCTAAGCTCTATTTCATCACCAGATAATTTTTTCCGATAAATTCGGCTCTGGATTCTTCCGATTATTTTTACGAAATCTCCAACCTTGAAATCAGCAGCTTCTCTGGCTTCTTTCCACCATGCTATACATGGGATATAATCTGTTCTTCGCAAGTCATATTCATTGCAAGCAATCATCAAATCACAGATTTCTTTTCCTATTGGTGTTTTGCGGTAAATAGGAGGCTTGCAAAGATAACCTTCCAGAATGATTTTGTTTTCACCTTCTGCGCTCCCATCACCTTCTCCACACCAGATTGTTTCCGCTTTGATTTCAAGAATCAAATGTGACTTTCCACTTTCATGTTTGTTTGAAGAAATGTATCTCCCTTCAACATAAGCGTGTTTTCCAATCTTTAAGCCTTCCGTCTGCTTTTCTTCAATAATTACCGGAAGTAAATCTACGTTCCCGCTGGTACGCTTTGCACCAATATAGAATCTTACGAATTTTTCTCCGTCCTTGAAAAATGTTCCTGGCTGAATATCCATTATTACGCCAAATATCTGAACTTCATTCTTATTATTCTTCATCCTCCAATTTCTCCATTTCTTTTACGGAAATCTCATATACACTTTCCGTTTCTTCTCCATTAACATAAACATCACGGCTCATTAACCTGCCAGTTACTTTAATGTAATCATTTCTTTTAACCTCTACCGCCAGATCAGCACCTTTTCCCCATAAAGTACAGCGAATAAAATCTGCTCTTTCTGAATGATCTCTTGGAATTGCTACGAAAAGATTTGAAACTTTCCTGTGCGTTACTGGTGTAAGTTTTGCATGTGGCTCTTTCGTGCAACTTCTGGCAATAAACTCTACTTCGTTTATATCACCTTCCGGAACCTGTTCATCCAGGATTTCCACTTCATCAGCTGCGATATAATTAACGTTGTGGTGCTTATTTGGATTTTTAGAAGTTTCCATGCTTCTGATTGCTCCTGTTACCACAACTTCTTTTCCGTTATAATCATTGTCACGTACAATGGAATCTTCTATAACGATTGGGAACATATCTACTGCACCACTTTTGCGAATAACTGTCAGCATGAATTTGTAATAGTATCTTCCGTAATGTTCATGGCTGAATACTATTTCCCCGGCTCTACCGGATAATCTTACTTTATTTAATCTTTGCATTTACTTTTCCTCCATTTCTAATATAATAGGAAGAAACACCATTGAGAATAAGACTGTTGATACAAAGAACACCCCGATAGCATCAAATGATGTAAACATCCATGTGATTGAGAAGATTACTGTAAACATCCCTATTCCTACAAATATTTCTCCTATTGTCTTTACCACCTCTTTCATTTTGTCCTCACTTTCTTCTGGATGTGGTTACTGCAAGTGCAGCTGCCAGAATAGCGATAATTATATTTCTTGCCATCAGCTTTTCTTCCAGATCAGCAATGATTTCACTGGAAAGTGGCTGATTTTCGCCATTTTTTTGCATAAAAAGTCCTCCTGTTATATTTTTGTTTGTCAAATACAGGAGGTTGTGATATAATAATCCTGTATTTAACTAACTCATTCTTAGTTAGATACCGTCCTGGTTGGTGTGTCAGCACCTTCCAGGACACTTAATCTGCTTCTACAAATTTTCCGTCTTTCAACATATAGAAAGTATCTTCTTTAATGTTTTCTCCATCTACTTTTGCTGATTTAATATCTACAATATGATATTCATAATTGATCTCTTTCCACTCTGCTAAAACAATAAAACATCCAATTTTTCCTTTAGCTTTTGAATTAATTCCTGTAGCTAATGCAATACTTTCTTTTCCTTCTACAATTGCCGCTGACCGATTTCCGGTATTGGTTGCCGCTGACCGATTTCCGGTATTGGTTGCCGCTGACTGATCTCCGGTATTGGTTGCCGCTGACTGATATCCGGTATTGGTTGCCGCTGACTGATCTCCGGTATTGGTTGCCGCTGACCGATATCCGGTATTGGTTGCCGCTGACCGATCTCCGGTATTGGTTGCCGCTGACTGATATCCGGTATTGGTTGCCGCTGACCGATATCCGGTATTGGTTGCCGCTGACTGATCTCCGGTATTGGTTGCCGCTGAATAATTTCCGGTATTGGTTGCCGCTGACCGATTTCCGGTATTGGTTGCCGCTGACTGATCTCCGGTATTGGTTGTCGCTGACTGATCTCCGGTATTGGTTGTCTTATCATCTTCCCAATTAACTTGCTCTTTGATGTATTCAACGCCAGCTTTGATAATTCCAGCAATTCCAATTTCTGCTTTCACGGAAATTTTCTTCCCAACTCTCTTGCTATCATCAGGTGATTTCTGATCATTCGCTTCAAGATCAACTTCACAATATCTGGAATCTGAAGGAGGATAATAACCGAATACGTCCATCGGGAATTCACAAGCATGGAATCCATAATTACAAATGTTTGCTTTTTCTTCTGTGTATTCTTTTCCAATTTCATACTGGAAATCTCTACACTTTAAGTCCTTGTCAAAGCCTTTAAAGCATTTCATTCTTTCTTTTCCTCCTTTGATTCCTCTAAACCAAGCCCAAGCATTCTAAATGCCATATCCTTTGTGAAATCATAATCGTTCACGCTATTCGCCCAAGCTTCAAATGCCTTTAACCTTCCAACCAGAAGTGCATATTCTTCATTGGCGTTCTCGGGAATATAATCTGTGCTTTTAGTTTCTCCCATAGTTAATCCTCCTTCCCACTCATTTCAAAAGCCGCCTTCAACATTCCAGCTGCAAGAATTAAAGATAATTCCTTATTTTTCTCTATAACTTTCTCTCTGCGTTCCTCATCACTCAAAAATCCTACTTCAGCGGAATCCTTAAGAATTTTAATTGCTTCCTTCTCGTTAAATTTCCCGTTTTCAACCATTTCTTTCTTGAGGGTATCAGTAATTACGGCATACTCAGATAATAAATCTGCCATGACTCCCTCGATTTTGATGGTTTCGTTTTTAATTTTAATCATGCTGTTTTTCCTCCATATTTTCTTTTATTCTCTCCATCTGAATGTTATAATGTGTTCAGAAAGGAGGTGTGTTAAAATGTTTCTCAAATTAAAAGTTTCCTGTAACTGTCGTTGTAGCTACTACTTGAATGAAGCAATAAGTGCGGATAAAATTTCGTGTCCAAACTGTGGCAAAGAACATCCGTATTCAAAAGAAATTCTTTCAATGCTTCATACCGCAAATGAAATTCAAGATGTATTTGATTCTGACGGTTTTGATATTAAAAGCATTACCACAGAAGTCATTCTTTGACCGGAATATATGAAAGCTCTTCAATAACCAACTTCATAAATTCTAAGAACCCTTTTGCTTCCGTAACGGACAGATGGCATTCGGCAATTTCATCTTTTACTTTTTTGTAGAGTTCTTCTGCTTCCTGTCCGTTTCTTCTTCTAAATTCTAAATATTTCTGTCCCTCATGGCTTGACAGCTTTTCGGATAAATATTTTTCAACATTCATTGTGTTTCCCTCTCCATAATTTCTAATCATCAATTGAGTTTTGAACAGCAGAAGTAATTCCACTTGTAACGCATTCGGCTATTATTTTCTTATCAACTTTTGCCGTGTGCGTTACTTTTTGTATGTTGAATTCCAGCATCCTTGGTGAGTCTTTAAACTTGATTCCCTCAATTTCCCCGATACCTTTCTGGTTCACCTGCAACATTTGCAAATCTGTAGATAGATTTAAAGCATTCAGATCAATAGAAAGTATAGGTTCTGAATCTCCAACTCCCTGTTTCAACTCAAAACTCCTTACGCCTTCGAGTTTGTGACCATCCACAAGGATTTCTGTGAAGATTCCTTCATTGCCATTTACTTGCCGGATTTCGATTTTTGATGTTTTCATTAGTCTCCTTTCTTTCCATCATCATAGAATTTTGAGGTTCAAGAAGAGGTCTATCAATAATGCGTTTTTCGATGCTTTTCTTATCTTTTTTAGAAACTCGTTTTTTTGGCTGCTCCATGATATTGTGAATAGCTTGGAGCTCTTCCAAAATAGAATAAAAAACATTATATGTATCATTCATATAATTTTTCTCCATTCTATGATATAATCTCCTTTAGGAAGGAGATGTTAATAATGGATAACTTTCAAATTGCTCACGACTTGGCTGTTGCCAAACTTTGTTCTGAGCTTCTAGGGAATTTAGATGATTCTCATATCTGTCAAAAATATTTTAAATATCGTACAGATTTTTCCAAACTTCTCAATTCCCATGATGAGAATTACTTTCTTAATGAGTTGGATAAAAAGAAAGTAAACAATTGTTCTTCTGTCAAACGACCATTTTAACTTTTAGATGTACTCTGTGTTGTCTTCGCAATATAGAGTACATCACCAAAGAAAAACTGTACCTTGTAGTCCATGCCATTTTCTTCCCACTTAAGCTCCATAATTGAATCTTTATCGAAAGAAATTTTTTCGTATATACTAGAAGGCATATGTAACTCTGTTCCGTTTTTGAACTTCACAATAGTCTCGTTTTGGATATTCACTTTCTCACCTCCTTATGAAATTTCCTCTCAAACTGCTTCCAGATAAGCCAAATCTTTAACTGTCTCCAATCTCTTCTTGCAGTCTTTGTATATTTCCTTATAATGTTTTCCTTGCATGATTCCGAGATCAATTTCATGTAAGATAATATTTTCCATCAAGGACAGGTTGTTGAGTTGCATTACCGTAGCTTCATCTCTCTTATTAATTCCCGCCATCTTGTTTGCTAATTTGGAATATGTCATGTAAAGCATTTCTGCATGACTGCTTCCCTGTACTTTGGCGTATTCAACAAGTTTCTGAATGGTATCTGTTTCTGCCTTTCTGGTAAGTTTCCCGGCTTTTCTAGTTTCAACCCAAACTTGAGTTGATTTCTCACGGATGAAATTCTCCATCTGGTTAAAAGCTTTTATGTATTTCCATTTCCATTCATTCGCTTTCTTGCCAGTAAATCCCATTACTAAGAATGTAAATCCGTCACGGTTCATAAGATACATTTTGTTCTTTTTTCCTGTATCATCCTTGTACGAAACTTGTTTGAATCACTGAACGCAATTTTGCGTTGAGTCATTTCTTATGAGATTTTCAATTGATCTAATTACGTCAGCGTGTCTTTTCACGAATTTCTCAGCCACCTGTAAACTATCACAGACAGCTTCTTCATTACGAAGATAAACTAAATCGTCTATGATTTTCCTCCTTCTCCTTTCTCAGTCTTTTTCTCAACTTTTTCTTCTTTGCCATTGTTTTTGTATTTGGCAATTGTCTCGCCAACTCCAAGGAAATATCCTTTGTCAAATTCAGACATATTCGGAACGGCTTTAGCGATTGATTCAATGATTTTTTTTTCTTTTTCTGACATAATTTCACCTCACTTTATGTTGAAAATATTTTTCCTATGTGTTAAAATTATTTCATTCCCTGATAATGGGCAATGAAAGGAGCTGTGTATTTTGACCAAACTTTTGAATTTGCCCTGTTCCTTATTGTAGGTCGCAAGCAGAGTAAACTGCGTTACCAAAGTACGTTAAGCAATTTCGTTCACCGTATTGAACAAAATTCCTACATTCGTCAACTAATGGGCAGCTAAACTTTTTAACTCAATCGCAGAACCAAAACTGCGTAAGTGGCGAAGTGTTTCAAGGAAACATTTGGTGCTGAGAATGTGGCTGAAAGCAAGTACGCAATCGGTCTGCAAAACACATAGGGTAAACAAATTTAGGCAAAAGTCGATAGGACAGCACTCCTGTCGACTTTTTGTTATTCATCTCTGAATAAGTATTCCATGTCATATTCTGGAAAAAGTTCTTTTTTCGCAATTACCACTTCTGGATAAGTAAAAGGCGTTTTCCCTTTTAACTTGTTCTGTATTGTCCTCTCATCGACTTCCAAAACTTTTGCAAAAGCTCTAATTGTGATTCCTTTATCGTCAAGAACTTTTTTCAAGTTATTCAGCACTTTGTTCCCCTCCTCCCTTTTTTGTAGGTCGCCCTGTTTATTTAATCGGCAAAGTGTTTTGTACTTTGTACATTCTTAATATATCACTACGTACAATTTCTGTCAAGCGTAATTTTTGTACTTTGTACAATTTTTATTGTTGATTTCTTATTCGCTATGATGTACAATACTTAATAAGGAGGTGAAGATAATGAAAGACCGTTTAAAACGGATACGAAAAGAATTCCATATAAAGAATCAGCAAGAATTTGCAGATGCGTTAGAACTTCCTCTTTCCAATATATCTAGTTATGAATCTGGAAGAAGAACTCCATCAGATGCAGTAATAAGCCTGATTTGTACAAAATATGGAATAAGAAGAGAATGGCTTCTTACTGGTGAAGAACCAATGAAACAATCTACCACAAGAGACATTCAGATTGAAAAATTTGTGGGCGAAGCCCTGAGTGGTGAATCTGATAATTTCAAGAAAAGATTAATCTCTGTTTTAGCCAACCTCACCGCAGATGAGTGGGAATTGCTTGAGCAAAAAGCAAAAGAACTTGTCGGAATGAATGATGAATAAAAAGAAAAGGGGCAGAAAAAATCTGTCCCTCTTTTTATTTGATTCCAAGAAGCCCTTTTATATGCCAAAATACAAGTGTAAGTTTTCTTTCGTCTAATTTGTCTAATAATTTAATAATTTCTTTCTTGTAATCCACGTAAATCCCTCCCAATGTTCCAAACATTTGTTCTCATTCATTAAATTATATCATGTTTTCATAACCATATAACGGAACGGAATCATCTCCACTCAAGTCCTTTCTGGCAAGTTGCTTTTCCTCGATATTATTGCAAATTATGATTTTTTCAGTATAGATATTGTGATTTTGGTACTTTTCATTCGTTATATATGTAGATAGAAATAAAGAGGCTGGGTTTCTGGAATCGAGGGATTTTTTGTGCTCATTTGGATTGCTTTTGATTTCCGTCACCATGTTTGCGATAGTTTTAACCCTCCCAAAGATAATACTACGCTCTGGGCTGAAATACATATGAATCCCAATAAACACATGCACAAACATCAATATTAAGATAATCGCTATCTTCTTACATCTTTCCATCATACAGCCTCTTTACACTATCTTTCTTATGTGGTACGATAATATTGTATCAAAAAATATACAATTACACAGTAAATGGCGAAATTAGCACCTCTGGTGGCGAATTTTACATGAAAAGGGATGATTTGAATGCGAATTGCAATATGTGATGATAACGAAATCCAGATTGGTATATTTATGCATCGGATTAATAATTTTCTCAAACGAAATGGTGATATAAAAGCATTGATTACTCCGTATGATAAAGGACAGCCACTTATTGATGATGTGGCAGATGGCGAATGGTATGATATTGTAGTTTTGGATATCGTTTTGAGAGAAGAAAATGGAATTGAAGTTGCAAAGGAATTGAGATTAAATGGCTATGATGGAAATATTATTTTCTGGACAGCCCACAAAGAGTATGTTTTTGAAGCTCTTGATATACTCCCGGTTCACTATATCATAAAAGGATCTGAAAACGGCAGAATGTATACTGCTTTCAATCATGCTCTGGAACATATCAGCAAAAGCACTCTTATGATAAAAGGAAAAGACTTTATTCATCGGGTGGAATTTCAAAATATCGAATATATTGAGAGTCGAAACAAATACATCATTATTCACTGCACTTGCGGTATAGTTTATACGGAACGATGTAAACTATCCGATATTGAAGAATTACTAGATTCCAGATTTTTGAGATGCCACCAGAGCTACATAATAAACATGGACGAGGTAAAAGAAATAAACGATTCGTTCCTTATGTTTTCTGGAACTACGGTGCCAATCAGAAGAAAAGACTTTGCAAAAATAAGAAACGAATTTGAAGAATATACTATTTTTAAGTAGCTCCCGGGAAAACCCCGGGAGTGTTTTTGTTATTTAAGAAGTTTGTTTACTGCATTCTGCACTTCTGTGTAATTGTAGCCAGCTGATTCCAGACGGTCTCGTCTATCCTGTCCGTTTCCCCACTCGCCGTTAATGACTTCTTTTGCAACCTGGGCTATACTTTTCTTTGCTGTCAAGGAATACACTGCTTTTCCATTCCAGTCAAAAACAGAATAACCGGCTTTGCAAGCTTTCTTTGCATTTTTGAGTGACTTGTACGCCCCGATCTGGCTCTTGGAATCCTTCCAGGTCTTGCGGACACGGTAATACTTGTCAACCTTTACTGTCGGCTTTGTGGTTGGAACTGTCACGGTTTCACTGGAAATAAGCTTCTTAAATCTATTCCAGTCACCCTTTCCACGGATAACGGAAGGGCAATTCTTAGCGCATACATCGTAGTGCTGCACTACTCGGCTTGCTGGGATTCCGTATTTTTTCATAAGCTGCTTACATACATCAACGGTATTTTGGAATGCCTTTTCGTAGTTATAGCCGGCATTCATGCACATTTCAATTCCAATAGAGTTGTGATTGTTTACAGTTCCAAAAAGCTTACCGCCGTAATTTACCCCAACATGCCATGCTCCACGATTATACGGCAAGGCTTGGTATGCTGATTTATCGTCCACGAATACATGGGCTGAATAGCCATGAAAATTGCCATTATGCTGTGCAGTGGCGTGTGCTTTGGCATCTGCTGTCTTGGCGATATTATCTGTATTGTGAATGACAATATACCGAGGTGTTTGTCCTGCGTAGCTGTTGTTGTTGCTGATTAATGAGGTGTTAATATTCATGTGTGGTCTCCTTTCATTTGCTTACTCTTCCTGCAATAATGCCAAAGAAGATTCAATTTGGTTTATTTCATCTCTAATTGCTTGCCTTTCACTGTTGAGTTGGCTCATGTCATACGGAATTAATTTTCCAGCCAGTTGATACTCAAGAGCTTTGATAACTTTCCAGTCTCCTAATTCTGAAGTATTAGCTTGTAGTTTTGACCTTAGCTCTCGCAACCTTGCTTCCAGATTTTCTTTTTTCGTGTTTTCTCCATTCATCGTTATATTCCTCGCTTTCTTTAAATAAATTTTCATATATTTTATCTGTGTTATGGATTTTCAATTTACAATTATATTTTAACCTTTGTAACGGAACGTGGATTCCGTTTTGTTCCAAAATCGCGAAGAAGCCAATTTGTTAAATTGACTCTCATTTTAATGGCATTTTTATAAAATTCCATTTCAGAGAGATTTCTTAAATTATTTAATACTGCCATTTTTATTTCCTTTTATCTTTTTATTAAAACATCTTCCATCCGCACCCATAAAGGGTGCAGATTCCAGATTCGCTACGCTGCGATTACGAAGCGAGGCCGAACACAGTCGTAGGCACCAGACGCGTCGTCGTGGCCGGCATTGCCACGGCTGTTGCAAAGGCAGAAATACGACGCAGACGCAACATCCTTTAGCCAGTACCATGCCGAACGATTATTTATTGCTGAAACAGAATTTGCGAATAACTCAAATTGATGATTTGCATTTCCGGTATCATATCCAGAGGAAGACCAAACAATTGAGCCGTACACTTCGATTTCACTCATTAATACTGCTTGGACATCTGCCCAAGCCCAATTATTTGAGCATCCATTTGCCGTTCCAAAACGGTTTACTCCAGTTGCGTTAATTGCATTTGAAAGTAATTCTCTTGTTGTTTTTAAATGAGAGCCAAACTCTGCATATAATTGTTGGTTTATTGTCGCTCCATCTGCTGTAGATCCAGCCGTAGCTACATCTCCAATAACCTTTTTATTCATCTCACTTCCAACATAGCCGCCTTCTGTTGTATTTGTTGGATTCATTCGGTTTCTGCCAAAATGCTGTGTTCCGCCAAAGCCTTGTCCAGGTGCCATTACCAAGTGGTGATATTGCATTGAAATATTGTCACCGTTACCGGAAAGGCTATCAATTCCAATAATAGTGACATACTGCGAACCAGTAAGCTGTAATGAAGAATCTGGATTTTTCGCGGATATTGGTCGGCTCATTTTAATGTAATCGCCTACAAAAATATCTTCAAAAAGCGAATAACCATCCGTACCATTTAAACGTTTCCAGAGTGAACCATCGTTGTAATAGGTGGTAATGTCTTTTGGAGTGGTTCGGGGGATGTTGTGATTAATCTGCTCGATTACAAATTTACTTTTGAACCAGCTGTAAATTGTGGAGAATTTCATTCGTTTGTTCACTTTCCCTGTTGCGTCATAAAGCATTACTTCGTCATTTTCCGCTAACGTATCTTTTGATGTGTATTCAGTCCATTTTGGCATGTGGTTGTCCTCCTTTAATTCAATTGATTTTTATTGATATAGTCTTCAATCGCCTTAATATTTGCCGAAAGCCCATCGTCAAAAATGAGAAAATTTCCTTTCTCATTCTGACTCAAAACCTTTCCGCTTTCGGTATCAATTGTTGAATAGGTAAAAGCGATTCTATCGCCCTCACCTGTTGACAGTTTCATAAATGATGTAAGTTTTTTAATCTGGCTCATAATAATTCTCCTTCCATTTCTGAAATTAATTTTTCTCTTTCCGAGAACATTTCATTCTCAATGTCGTTCAATCGGAAATTAACTTCTCTATCTTCTTTTCCTGCATTAAAACGTATAAATTCTTTGTTCTTCTGCTTTGCCTTCAGCTCCCATGCAAAATGTAAGCCAGGTGTTCCTTTTACTGTGAAATAAGTATTTGTCTTTTTAGCTATCCATGTTTTTCCCTCCCCCTCGTTTTGTAAGAACACATAATACTCGATTCCTGTGTCGGTCGATTCCTGAAATATATCATCAATCATAATGATTGCGATTCCGTCATCTCCGATTACGCCACCGCCAAAATCTCCCAGAGTTGGAGTTGGAGTCTCGTAGCAGTAAAATAGCTGTTCTCCATAGTTTTCAGTGTCAGCTATTATGGATTTTGTTCCAGAAACCTTAAAATCGCCAAAAATACTAACATCTGAATTGAATTGTGTTCTTCCCAGATAATGTTTTGAACCGTCTGTAAATCCTTCTTCTGTAGTTGTATTATGTGGCGTTAATTTTAGAGAATTAGTGTAAGAAGATTCAATACCGCTTGCACTGTATTTAATAAATTGTCCTTGTGCATCCATAGCAAGTACTGAGGGAGCGTTATATTCATTTCCTGCGGAAATCTGTAGGGTTCCATTTTTTTTATTATAAATTCTGTTGTTTTGAATCGTAAATCCGCCTATAGTGGCTCCAATTGCCGCAAGCTCATTCAAGGACATTTTTTCAGCCGTGACCGCCTTAGCATCTAATTTTTCTGTGGTAATAGAACCAGCTGCTAGAGCATTAGTGGCTATGCTCAACGCTTTAATAAATTTCCCGTTTACATAGACATTTCCATTTTCATCCAAGTAAATCCCCTGTGCCTTGCCGCCATTGGTAAGTTTGTTGAAAATATCGGATTGTGTCTGTCCAGAAACTGCGGTACTGGCAGAAGAATCTGCAATTTCCTTTACTGTTTTCCCTTGTAAGGAAAAAGTCTTTGGAGCTAGAATAACATTTCCGTTGCTGTCGATTTCTAAAGTCACATTATTGTCGTCATCAATAACTTTCAGTCCTCGACCATTGATTCTCTCACCAGCAAGCAGTCCAGCCAGAATATATTTTGCATTAATGTATACTTTTCCATCTTTGATATAGATTCCCTGTTCAGTGCCGCCTTTTGTGAGTTTATTGAACACTTCATCCTGTCCAAGACTGGTATCATACTTATCAATTGCATTTTTAATATCGTCTTTGTCTGCATACTTGAAATCAATCCAATCGGATGCGTCAAACGCTCCGCCAACACGATTTACAGTGGATGTTTTGAGGGAAGCCTTTCCTTCACTATTGGTTGTCACCCACAAGTCACCTTCGTAATATGGCGGTTTTGGCTGAACCATATAGACAGATGACTTCCCATCTATCTTGTCTAACAGTTCATCTGGTATGGATTGTGGTTGCCAAATACCAGATTTGTAAATCCATTGTGTGTTATCAGAAGTATTGTGCCAAAGGTCACCTTCATGCTCTGCTTTCTCGGACTCCCATATCAAGACAATTTCATTCCCGGATTCATCCAGAATCTTGTTTCCATCAATATCACACCACGGTAATTCCTCTGTTTTTGTCCATTTTACGGATGGATCATTTGGCTGATACCAGGTTTCAATTTTTCCATCAATCTGTGTTTTAAGATTATTAATCGTGTCTTTGAAAACACCATCCAAGAAAGTATTGAAAGTAGAATCATCTGTATATTTTGAAGCCTTTTCCCAATCATCCCCTGAATAAGAACCGCTTGCTCTGGCAACCTTACATCTCATCAAATCGCCAGTTTTTCCTTGCGTCCATAAATCCCCAATATCGTAAGGTGGTTCTGGCTGAACTACGAATACTCTGCGCTTATGGTCTGCTGTGTCCTGTGCTTTTTCTGCGGCGGCAAGTGCTAACGTGATATCGGTATCTTGTACCAATTGCCATTTCCAAGTTGCCCCATCTTGCATAAAACGGTATGCATATCCCTTGGATTTCCAGTAAAATAAGTCACCCTCATGTTTCTTTCGCTCTTCGTTTGTAGTCCATCCAGAAGCCGGGATATTCTGCAAGGTCGGTTCATAGTCATAAAAAAAAGTCTCGATCTGTCCGTCGATTTGAGACTGTAAATTATTGATATCAGTTGTGTATGTATTGCTTATAAAATTATTTACTTCTGTTTCTGCTTTTTCCTTTGCAATCGCATTAACATCTTTTCCCTTAACTTGTACGGAATCCGCATTAATAACAACCCTTCCTGTTGTTACATCAACCAGGAAAGTTGTATTTCCGTCTTTGTCAATTGCCTTAATAGTTCCTGTGTTAATCCAGTCAGCATTAACACCTGTAGCAGTAAGGATTCTGGCAATCACATCACCATCAACTGTCATGCCACCATTCCAATGTTGCCCACCATCTGTAGAAACAGCCCATGCTTCCGCAGTCATTTTCCATATAATATCAGAATCGGACAACTGTGGCTTATTATGAAGATAATAGATTTTGCTTCCGTCCGGCTGTGTTTCTACTGTCGTGTATGTTCCAGAAGATTCCGCAAGGCGTTGTGATAATTCTTCCAGTGCCTTTTCTCTGGCGGTACGTTCATCTTTTAAGTTCTTTTTGTTTTCAGCTTGCATCTGTTGGTTAAGTGTATACTGTTTCTGCTTATTCCTAGATACACTCTTAGCACTGCATTCAAGTTGCTCAAATGCGCCTGGATTCAAAGTAACAGAAGTTAGGAAGCTCTTATACTGTTTCCCGTTTCTGTCGGAAATCTCAATGGTGTCACCAGCTTCCCATGCTATATTAGTCAATGCGCCTGTAGTAAATGGTCTGAATTTTAGCCCCACGCACCTGTCTGCGATAATCTGGCAGATTTTCTCCCCGGAGCCCTCTTGAATTAGCTTATTATCACTGATTTCGATAACATAGCCAGTTTTCCCCGACTGATATGTTTTCGCTTCATTTTTAGAAGAATTTTCAACGTATTCTGCAACTTTTATGCCTGTTATTTCAACATCATACAACCATGGTGTGAATCCATTCGTATCTATGGCTGTAATACCCTTTTGCATAACAGTGATAATCTGTGCACCAGCGGTATCTAAGATGTCTTTCCCTTCAATATCATTCCATGGTACTTCTGCCTTATTATAAAAATTTTCCGGTACTTCATTTTTGTACCAGTCAAGGCATAATCTGCCGTATGCATCTGTTTTCGCCCACTGGCAGCCCATCTGTGCTACCCATGCAATTACCTGTCGGAAAGTAATGCTGCTATCATCTGGTCGATTCTGGATTACAAAATCATCGTTATCAAATCTTGTTGATTGCAGTGTTACTCCGCACACCTCGCAAGCATCCTGGATGATCTGTAATCTAGTTGCCGGATAAGTCAGCTTACTTTCTGAATAATCACGATCAAATAATCGCATGGAATCTTCACAAGTTAGGCTGATAATAGCTGTGTTCTGGTATGGGGCATCTGTTACTGTCATGGTGCAGATACGGATTTTTTCAATACCAGTAGATAATTCAAGCCCAATATGGCAAACAACTCTCGCTCCGTCCCAGATGTAATCTGTGTACTTGCCAGAAAAGTTGTTGATCTGCAATGTCAGCTTATTTACAATAGCTGCGCCGATATCAAAAGAACCACTTTGCGATACTGCATCCTCAAATTTGAAGCCATTAGACCATAAGTCTTTGTCGGTAATGGATAATGTACTTCCGTCCGTAAAGGTAAAATCTGCATATTTCAGATAGTTACGGTTCCCACTATTCTGTTGTTCTTTAAATTCCGTTGATAAATTTCGCATATTTTACCTCTCGATAAAATCAAATTTAAGTCCTTCCATGCGCTCATTGCCTATCCACCAACACTTAAAAGGGGATTCCCTGTCACCAACATAGAATGTTCTGGTTTCGTGCTTGTTCGCAGACAGCAAGTCTGGATATGTGACCTGTATGTACTCTGGATTTACTGCCTGTATAATTTTGCAAGCAGTGTCCCAATCTGGGCCATTCCAACCTACAGACAGCTTTCGTTTCTGTCCAACTCTGTTTTTGTGCATGGTCGTATCATCTGTTCTGCCGGATTCTGATGCCGATATATCCTGTAATCCCCATGTAAAAGAAGAAGGACAGGGCAATGCTACCCCATCCACTTTAAGAAATACTTCTGCCATATGCTAACCCTCATGTATTTTTACGCACGAAAAAAGCGCCTACCCCGAAAGGTAAACGCTTTAAAAATTGCTTATTATGATTTTATATTATAACATACGGTGAAAGTATCATTCAGTATACTATGGTATCATTTCAATAATCTTTTTACAAACGTATAAATCACTTCTAGCCAGTGGCTATTGTCGCAATTCTGTACGAGATTAATGATCTCTGTCTTATAGTAATTCATTCCACAATTCCTCCCAACACTCTAATCAATTTCTGTTTGCGGTTATACTTCAAAATCTCGGAAATCTGCCCCATCATATCATCCATTGTCATGTTGCTCTTCATGCTGTTGCAGCGCTTACACGCCAGTTGCAGATTCTTAATATCATTGGTGCCGCCCCGAGACAACGGCATAATGTGGTCGATTGTCATTTTCTTAAATTTGACAGGCTTACCGCATATCGCACATTTTCCGTTGCACTTGGCGTACACACTCTTTTTCTGAAAGTCATTGAACTGGATTCTGTTTGCCATACGATCACGCTTTCTGCTCCATAGATTCAAGAGCCTTAAATTTCTGTCTTGCTTTATTGGCATAATCGCTCAAAATCAACAGTTTCATTGTCATAAATTGCTTGTTATATGCAAAGAAAAGGCTTTTCTCTTTGTCCATCTCTTCTGTGCTGTTAAATCCATACTGTTCCATGAAATCATCCACAAGAAACTTGATTTTATCAATAGTGTCCTCTACTTCAAACATTGTGTCTTCTCTATCCATATTTTCTGTCATTTTATTTTCCTCCTGTGTATCTCTGTAAAAATCTAATTATGCAATTTCTACTCTATATGCAATCATCATTTCTTTAATCACACCAATGTAAATTTCTTTCAGTCGCTTATCTTGCATGATTACGGACAGTTTATTAATCTGATTAATCAGCTCTTTTGTGCAACCTCTTTCCTCAGCTCTGGAAATCGCATTTCTAAGTTTCTGATCTAATCGGCAACCAGCTCTGTCTGATAATCTGCGGTAGCTTTCGTTTCTGGCGGCGGCATATTTATTCCCGAATGAGTAAGAGAAATCATCGCTCTCGGCAATCTTTGAAATACATCTGTTTACCCACTTCTCTGTGCCAACATCGGAATCCGTCCCCTTGAAAGTATCAATGATGGTTTTCATGTTCTTCTCTTGTTGGTCGGCACGTTCCGCAAGTTTCTTCTGTTCCAGTTCGGTCTTAGCTACTTGTTGGAAAATCTGATTGAACATTTGCAGTTCGGGTGACAGCTGATTGATATTGATTGCTGTCTGCTTATATTTCTCTTCCACTTGGATGAAATACTTGCGAACCTGTTTTCCTTTGTCGTTGCGTTCAAGCATTGCCATTTCTTTGGCAGTGTCGAGTTTGATGAGGTATTCAATCGTGTGTTTACTGCCTGTTACCTGCTCCTCAATTTTGGGGAGCAGATCAAAATCTTCTTTTTCCTCAGCATCACACTCTGATAATCTCCTCTTTACCCATGTGGAAAAATCTGTTTTTACTGCTAAGCTTTTATGCAAGTCTTTTCCATATACAACTTTAATTCCTTTTTCGGTTTCGTACACAGGAACTAATTCATTTTCAATAACCTTTAAATTTGCCATATAAAAAATCTCCTTTCGGTGTTTACAATTACACCGAAGGGAGATATAATGACAATATCAACTACTTCGGTGTGTTGAGTGCTTAAAGGGTTCCGACTTTTCTAGGGTTCAGGAATCCTTTTTTTATTTGTTTGCTTTTAACATATTCTTGATTTCGATAATTTCCTGTAAGATTTTATCCTCTTTGTCTGCTCGAATATCTCCATCAATTAACCTGCGAATATAATCGTTTTTACTCACCCCCATTTCTTTTGCTTTCTCACCGACAAAATCAAGCTGTTCTTCTGTCAGTCTTAACGTAAATGTTTTGATACTCATTATTAGCATTTCCTCCTTTCTTGAAGTCATATTGACTTCTTACTTATAATATACTATGAAGTCGATTAGAAGTCAATAACATTTTTATATTTTTTTACTCCTCATCAATGAGGAATGAACCATCTTGAAAATCACGAAGGTTCATCAAAATGATGATTCAAGCCTACGGCAGGTCAATTTGTCCGTTCGATCCTCAAAATGAAGAACCCTGCTCTTCAATTTTGAGGGACAGTTATTTTTCCGAAAATCCATCAAAATGATGATTCATTTTTCAAAAATAAAAAGGCTAGAGATTTCTCCCTAGCCTTATTTTTATCAGTTAATGTATTTAACATCTATACTTGGCAATGTAACTTGTTTCCCAAGAAGTGTTGTAGAATTTAATGTTCCGCTACAAGTTCCGTATACGGTTACCCAATCTCCTTCTAGGTAATGTGTTTCGCCATCCTCATAGCTATATGAACAATCCCATTTATTACCGTTTCCGTCAACAATATACAACGTATATCCGCCGAATATTCCTTCTAATGACTGATCTATTGTTCCAGAGACAATACAATGTTTTTTATCGTAACTGTCAGGATTTCTCAATATATCATTATAGTCCAATGTTTGGCAAAGTGCCTTGTATTCGTCCTCTGAAACTTCTTTTGAATTTGCCACTTCTTCTGTCACTACAAAATACTGTGATAAACTATCATCTGAAGCATTCTTTTTGTAGTTTTTAGCTTCATCTCCTTTGGCGAATACCATACAATTCTCTAAATTTATGGAATCTCCCATAAATCCCCATGAATCTACATTTGATACTGTTCCAAGAATAGCAACCACATCATCATCTTTAAGACCGCTTTCATATTTTGCATACAATTTACTATCAGATACATTAAAATTACTCATCATGTATTTATCACCAATAGTAACTTGCACCTTATTGTCTTTAATCTCACTTATTGTTGCTACAGTATAAATTTTAGCTCCGCTCATATTGACTGCATATTTATATAAATCGCTGTCAGTGATATAAGAATATTCACCAGAATTAAATGTTTGTAATTCATCATCAAAAGTAATTGGAGCCACATTCTGTTTTTTCTCTTCTACTGTAGGAGTTGCTTTTCTTTCGTAACTACTGGATTTTTCCGTCTGTGTTTTGGATGTATCTGCTGTTTTCTCTGTTTTAGATGAATACCAGCCAATTAGAATAAACACAAGGCAGATAAAACCAAAATAGTTTGCGCATCCCCCTTTTTTCTTGGTAGCTGTCGGCTGTGTTGTGTACTGTGGTTTTGGTGCAGAATATGTTTTAGGTTTTTCGATATTCTCAATAGTTGTTCTGGCCTTGTTTGCTTCGCCCCTGTCGCAATTATCCATTACACTCTTGTCTAACATATACCATTCAACAACATATTGTTTTTTGAAGTACCGCTCCGCAATCTCTGTTGTAAATTCTTTTGCCTGTTCATATGCGGAAGAACCTGTTGATAAGCAAATTTTGAAAGGCTTTGCGTATTTCGGAATTGAAAAAGCAACTTTCAACTGTACTCTCCCTAAATCGTCTGGTTCTTCCTTATCATAATTCAATACAAAATCCATAGGATTTGCTTCAAGTAACAAATTTCCTTTGTAGTAAACCTCAATATTCGCTTTTGAAGCCTTGATTCTCATAGAATCCAACATCTCAATGTCGTATTCCTTTTGCTTCTGTGGCAGTTCCTGTGTTGCATTTCCCTGTGTTATCGGGAATCCACAGTTCGGGCAGCTTGCCGCTTTATCACTTATTTCCTTGCCGCATTCTGGACATTTAATCAGTGCCATAAATATCCCCCTCCTTAGTTTGATACCCATATTGTACCACCTTGGGACGTATTCTGGAAGCACTATTTCGCTTTTCTATCAATTTCCGCAGTCACAGCAATCAAAAGAGCTTCGGCAAATTTCGCACCGAAAGAATCGGAGTATTTATCGTGAATCTGGCTTGCTTCCATGGTGAGATTTTCCCACTTGGGAATATCGTCTTTTGAGATAAAGGCATACTTCTTGTGGAGATTCCATATATCTTGCCAGATGGAAAAGTAAGTCTGCTTAAAGTCCATCAGCGTAAAGCACTCCATGATACTTCACAAATCTGTACTCTTGCTGAATTTCCGGGTACCTGTTCCGATCTACTTTTCCGTAGAACATTTTTGATGGTCTGGCATATAATTTCTTACCACCGTACAATGCCCTGTATATCACCAGGGCTTCTCCTGTTTCCGTATGTTGGGCGAATCCAACAATCTCATACAAATATTCGTTGTTGTGTGGCTCCTTGATGGTTTCTCGTTTGAAGTGCTGTACAATATCCCCTGGCTCAAATAATGGTCTGTTCATTATATTTTTACATCTCCTTTTCGTTAATACCACTTCTCCTTCAGCTGATTAATCGGTGTTCCGGCAACTCCGGCACTTTCTCCGCTGTCTGTTGCCTTGAAGTATGCGCCTTGAATTTGTGGATACATAAACTCAAACATGAGATAATTTGCTGCATCGCAAAGATATTCTGTATTCCCAGTCTCACGATACTTTTTGATGCACATATCGTGGGATTCCAAGGCGTTTACCAACTTCTCCCCGAAGTTATCCTTTGCCGTACCATACTTGTAAAAGCTTACCTCAACCCTATTCTGTCGTAATTTATCGAAACGGTCTGAATATTCTGTTGGAAGTTCTGTTCCTATTTGGCTCATATGTTTTAATTCTCCACAATTAGTTGATTTCTTTGTTCAAATTTCAATTTTCTTGTCTTGTGCCTATATTTTATCTGGTAAGAGGTTTTAAGACGAATTTGGCTATTTTATTGCAGTAATTCTTTATCAATAATCTGGAAATTTGCCCTGTGGATATAAAGAGCTTTTCCGTCAATCATTAGCTTTGTCATTTTAGGCAGATCGTCCGGGATTTTCCAGAACACCTCGTCACCAGAATATGCGGCTATCGGTTGCCCGAGTTGAGATTTTATTACTACAACCCTAGATTTCCCGAAATAATTTTTATAATAATTCACAATCCCGGCTATGTATGTGTTCTCTGAAATCTTCCCAGTTGAATGGCTAATTATATCCTCCTGGGTAAAATCAACCTCTGGCTTCAATCCTTTTTGCTCAAAAATACAAGTATCACCACAGCTTTCAATTTCTTTACCGTCAATCAGAATTGTAATGACGGAAGATACATCGTAGCTGGTTGTTTCATTTCCCTCACTATCGTAGCCCTTGGATTTGGTTTTATTCCCGGCAATGTTGATCTTGTCCCCAGTGGTAGTCATAACCTTTTGACCGTAGTTGTCGTAGGTATAGATTGTGTAGCTGTTACCAGAAAGATTTCCTTTCACGTCATTCATGTAATCGTCATTCGCTGCACAGCCTGTTAGCCCTGTGATAACGCAAATACAGATAATGGTTGCCAGTAGTGCTTTGATTCTTTTCATAATGTGTCCTCCCTTTTCTGTTTCACTCTTTGATATAACATATTTTGTGTGGTGTCCTTAAAAAATAACATGATTCTATAATCAAAATCTCCGCCATTTCTTTTCCCCCACTTTGTCTTAAAATGTTCCTCCATCATGTCAAGATAGAATAGTGGTTCTTCTTTATCGTCTACCAAATCATCTTTTGCCATATCTGTATCTGGATTGCGTATCATTTTCAGAATATTTTCAGCTTGGCTTTGTGTAACCATCGGATGTTTCTCTTCACGGTACTTTTGATATTTCTTAAAAAACTCCTTAATTAAAAATATAGATAAGCAAATGTCATGGTCTTCAAAAATATTCTCTTTGGCTCCGTAAATGCTTTCGTATATTTCGGTTACCAATTTCTCAACATCCTCGTCTTTATAATCTAAGAGAGATGATTGGTTCCTAAAATTATAGCGGTTGGCTTTCTGCTCCTTGGTTCTAGGAGGTATATTATATATATTTAATTTATTATAATTATTAGGAGCAGAAGTCTGATTATCTTTATCTGTATAAGATAAAGTCTTTTTTTCTTTATTATCAATAAAGTCTGGTTCTGTTTTCTCTTGAAAGTAATCATTGTTATTATGATAATCATTGTTAGTAGGTAATGTTAAAGAAGTGCTTCCTTCTGTAATTCCCGAATTACATTTTTCGTCATTCCCTTGGGAATTACATTTTTCGTTATTCCCGTTTGCTTCATTTTGAAATTCGGAAACAATTTCTTTTTCAAGTTCACTTTCCCAAACAGCAACAGCCTTATTGATATTTTCCCACAATGGGCGAATATGTACTGTAGGCATGGAATTAAACTTATATTTTGCGAGTTCAACAAACCCTCTATTTTTCAGTTCTTTAATTGCCTTATCGTATTGGCGTTCTGTAATTCTAATTTCTTCTTGCCAATCTTTTCTCTGTTTTGCAATCCAATAATGGCCGTCTTTAAAAATGCGCACTTTTCTTCTTTTATTTTTATCCTCAGAAAACCAATATAAAATTCTTGATAATAGCGTACCCTCAATCAATCCACCAGCAATATCAATATATTTGTGTGGTGTATGATTACATTTTGCGGATGAAAGAAACGCTACTCTCGCTTTTATTTCTTCTTGGGATATTTCTCTGATTTCAGAATTCATATTAGATAACCTCCATGTCGTTAATGCGTGACTACTTTCTTGTCGCAGACCCATGATTTATAAAAACAGTGGACAGACGTATCATGGAATTACGCTTTTCGGCGGCCAACCTAGCCCACTGATTTTACCGAATTATTTTTCAAGAGTTACGTAACCGAGTTTTTCTAACTCATTTATCGCATTATCAATAACATTTATTTCTTCTTTTGAAAGATCATATAATTCCTTTACATTAAAATTATCTTTGCCAACACTCATCATTAAAGCGTATATTCCCTTTGCTTCAAGGGAAATATTTCTATTATGAAGCACTTCTTTGCTTACAACGCAATAATTTTTATATGACATTTTTGCTTTCCCTCCCCATTGTAAGGTTCTATTTTAAATCGAACATTTCCAGACCTCATTTTAAATGCGAGCTGTCTAAAAGATCAAAATTTATGCCGCAATTTTATTAATTCCTTTATTCAGAATAAATTCTTTAATTTCGTTATACCCCCAGCCATATCCGACCAACGCACTTACAAGCATTTCTGCGTTCTGAACTTTCACCAACTCTTCTTCTGAAAAATAATCTCTCATACTTTCTTTTTTTGTGATTCCGAATTCCTCTCTTAGTTGCTTGGCGTTTTTGCCAAATATGGACTTGTAAATAACGTCCGTATATGTAGAATAGGCATGTCCGTGCATTCTTTCATTTTCAGAAGATTGCTGGATTGCCTTTGTCAATGCCTGTCTTACTGCTATTCCTTTGGCTCGTTCAAGTTCTGCTGCACGCTGCTTTTTAAAAGCAATTTTTAAGGATTGTTCGCAACCAATAAAATAATTTCTTGCTTGTTCTCCTCTTTCAGATTTTGATAGCATTGAAAGTTTTTTGGCAAAATGGGCAGTTATCTTATAATCAACAGTTTTATTACCCTCGACATCAATGTCGAACCCCCAATAGTCTTCATTTTCTACCGCAAATGAATTGTCGATAATATTTGTTTTCGCCCATCTTGAAAATTGTCCCTGTGCAAGTTCTAAAAATGAATATAGTTTTCTTGCAGTAGTCATGCCTTCTTCGTCAATCCCAAGTGCAATCTCAATAGGTGTCTGTTCGCTTGTTACTAAAACTTCATTTCCCATTCTTCCATTCCTCCTTATATTGATGGATAAAATAAAAAAGAGCCGCCAAGTAAGATAAAAATTCCTCAAAATTGAGAAATGTTAATTTCTTCTTAGCGGCTCAAAAATCAAGACCGTGTGTACTTCTTCATTAAAAAAATTATACCACACAATCAGTCAAAAATCAATATGCCGGGGACGGTTTGAAACGGCTATCTGTATCATTTTGGGCTTTTGTTACTGCTTTTGCAATCTCGCTTCCGTCCAGAATAATACTGTTCATAATGTACTGCGGATTCTTGTTTCCGCTGTTCATACTCATTGCCATTGCAACTCCCTGGGCTACTGCTTTTGCCATTTCTTCTTTTGTAAGTCCCATGCTTCCGTCTGAGCTGGAAACAATGCTGTCCGCGATCTTCTTCATGGTTCGTGGATTTTCCAAAGGAAGAACGGCTTCAGAACCAGCTTCACCGATACCAATTACCTGTGCGCCATTAAAAAGACCACCTTTGGCGTACCAATTAGGCTTATAAACTGGTGTAGAACTGGTTTTTCCGTTTCCGAGGTTATGCTTTCTCCATTCAGAGATTCGATATGTTAATGTTGGTAGATGAACTTGTTTCATACCATTGGCGAAAGATTGTGCAGTTTCCCTACCCATTGATGTTAAATCATTTTTGAACAGACTTGTGATATAATCTGAAATACCAGATAAGTTAGATTCTGTATAAGTCTTCATGTTTTCGGTTTCTGTATCAACCTTGCCAGAAGCCTTTTCCCAAATCTGGTTTGTATTGATCAAAACGGAAGACCAATAACTTTGAATGGTTGTCATAACCTTACCCATTACATTTCTTGTATCAGTGTCCATGGTTCCGAGGGCTGTCGATACAGCACTTGCAGAATTTCCCCAATTGGTTTTAGAGTTGGTTTCAACATCATCATTCGTGTTCTTTATCTTTGACCAAATGGAAGGCATTGTGCTTTCTGTGCTTTTTTTCATTCCAGCCATTGCTGTGCTTACAGCTGCACTGGCTATTCCAAAACCAGTCTTAGATTTTGAAGAAATGGATTTCGTAGCTGTTTCCACTGATTTGCTCATTGTTGATGAAGCTTTTGGAACATCTTCTGAAAAAGCTTTAATAACTTTTCCTGTGTCAATTCCCATCTCTGCCATTTTATCCATCAAGGCTTGGAATGCGGCTCTGGCTGTTGCACCAGATGATTCTTGTTGCTGAAGGACAGCACTTAATTCATCAAACTGCGTTGGAGTGATTACCGCTTGATTTGAAAGTCTTTCTAATGCAGATTTCGCATTATCAAATTCTGTCCCCATCGTACCGATATATTCATTAATATTACTTACATGAGAATTTGTAGAAGTATCGGATTCTTCCATTGCCTGTTTTAATGCTTGCTTAAATGTATCGGAAGAAATTCCAAGATTTTCAAGTGATGTTTCTACGGTTTGAAGCTGTCCATCAAAATCAAATGCATTGTCTTTCACATTTTTTAAATCACCGCCAAGACCGATAAATTTATCTCCGGAAATTCCAGTTTGGTCTTCAAGGATTTTTAATGCTTTTCTAACAACTTCAAAATCGTTGAATGCGTCAGCTGTGGAGTCTTTAAAGTCCATAGCTTTTTTTACCTGTCCAAGTCCTTCCATGACAAATGCAGTTGCGCCTAAATTAGTTGCGTATCCCCAAAATCCTTGGAATTGTCCACCAGCTGTTTGTGCGACATCACCGAGATTTTTTATCTTTTCTGCAAGTGTAGTAAACCCGCCATTTCCAGCCGTTTCCGCTGCTCCACCAATATCACCGATGATAGTGGGAAGAGAAGATGCGGTATCAAGTGGGAAATTTAAAAGTTTTGAAGCTAATGAACCGATTCCGCTAGCAAAGGAAAAGATTTCGGTGGCAATATCTTTGGCTATTTTGATCGCAAACAATGTTCCGAATGCAGCACCAACTTGTTTTATAAATTCTGGATCAATTCCACTTAATTTTTCAGCCAGCCAATTAATTGCATTTGCAATACCGTTAATTAAATCCGCTCCGATATTAATTATTCCTTCAAGCCCGGTAATCAACGCATCTGCAAATCCCTCTGCAAATGGTTGGAATGCAGACCATAAATTTCCAATAGCAGTTCCAACAGCATTCCAATCAACCTTATCAATAAAATTCTGTATTGAGGTTTTTACACGGTCAATACTGCTCCAAATCCACTCCCAGTCAACATCAATAACTCCGAAATTATCAAGCGCAAGTACGATTCCACCGATGCCAAGTGCCATTGACGCATAAGGATGTTTTGCCAGTAAAGAAAGTCCTTTTCCTAATGGGCTGTCTTTTCCAATGATTCCACCAATAAAGGTTAATCCTTTGAATCCTAGAATCGCCAAAGAAATTTGGCCGAGACTCTTTCCTATAGCTTGTGCTGTTTCGGGACTTATATTTTTTATTGCTTCTGCGATAGAATTTAGACCTCCAGGAACAGTTGAATTGATGAAATTCTCTCCGACATTAAGTAAATCTTTATAAAAATCCACAATGCCTTGTCCTACATTCTTTGCAAATGGAGCCAATGCATCCCAGAAATTTTTCAGTGATTTATTAAGTTCTTCCCAATGAATGTTGTTTCCGAAACTGGTCAACGCATCAACTAATTGTGGAATTGCGCCGTTCATCGTCCAAGTTCCGACTGGAACGAGAAAATGCTCGTAAAAATCCATAAGTCCCGTCCAAACAAATTGTGTTGGCTTTTGGAGCATAGTAAACAATCCTTCTAAAGAAGTTTGGAGCTTTAACCAGTTGATTTTTGTCAGCAAATCATTTGTAATGTTAAAGAATCTTGGAAATCCTGAGTTGTTTGATAATGACCATTTACCGATTGGCTGGAGGTAATTCTTCCACAAATTTTTCAAAGCATTAATCGAAAAATTTCCTAGTCTGCTTAGACCTTCATTATAAAGCTTCTTTATTGCGGCAGTGGTTGGCTTTGCATTCTTTCTGATTTGTTTAAATGCCTTGATAATCTTATCAGATACAGTTTGCGCTTTATTCTCAACATTTGCAAATGCTTGATCCCATGCTTTTTGATAATCAGAAAGTGCTTTATCGAAAGCAGCGTCCAGTTCTGGTATATGGGCACTTCCCGGAGCCCCGCTGCCCGAGCTTCCACTTGAACTTGATGTCTTGTTATCATTCAACTGGTTCAATTCATCGAAGGAAAGAACAGAAAGAGTTTTTTGTAATTTCTTCGCATTGTCGTTTGCATTGTCGAGCCCGGATGCAGCATTATCTGTGCTGTCTGCAATATCTCCCATATCGACTGAAGCTTTTCCAGTTGAAGATACATAATCCGATAGCTTAATGCCAAGTAGTTTTGCGAGCCAAGAAAAAGCTCTTTCCAATGCCATAACAAGACCGTTAATATATGGAAGTACTTTTGCAACAATAGGGAGGAACAATGTTCCGATACTTCTACCAAGTGCTTCGAAATTAGATTTCAACATACGAACCTGGTTGGCTGGTTGATTAATTGTTGAAGCCAAATCAGCCCATGCATATTTAGAACTATTCAATATTGTAATTGTTCTTAATATAGCTTTATCTGACTGGCTTAGACTTGATACAGTAGCGTCAATTCCAAGATTATAAAGTTCCTGTTGTAAATTTGCTACACGGATATTAATACCATATTTATCAAGTGCCCTGCTCATTCCGGTTATGCCAGAAGCCATATCATTCCAAACATCGTTGAATTCAAGATTTTTTACAGAAGCAAGGTCTGATCCGATTTCTGTTAAAGCTTGTGAAACCTTAGTTGATGCATCTGCTGTTGCCCCCATTGATGATGCCATCTGCGCATAAGTAGCTTGATAATTCATGGTGTCGTTTGGATTAAGACCTAGACTGCCACCAGATATACGTGTCAGATCTCCTGCATCTGATACTTCAAATCCAGTCATTTTTTTTGTAAGTTCTTTTGCACGTTTTTCAAAAGAACCAACATATTCCTCTGCGGATTTTACTCCTGCATTCTGCCACTTGCTGATATCTAATCCATCAGTAACTTGATCGAACGCAGAATTGAAATAGTTCAATGTTTCAACATAATTAGATGCAGACTTTACAGAATTCCAAAGTGCTTTAATTCCTCTTGTCACAGTAAAAAATTTTGCATATAATCCTGCAAGCTGTGAAGTTAATGAACCAGTCTTCCTTGTGGTTACATTTGCGGTATTTCCAAAATTAGCTAGTGCAGAGCTTGCAGAGCCAATCATGGAAGATAATTTTCTTCCTGCATTTCCAAGTCCATTTGTGGCATTTGATAATCTCGAAAATGAATTCGTAAGAGAATTTGTGACTTTATTTATTTTCCCACTTGCAGTAGCTAAATGTGCCAAAGCTTCTGTCATTCTTACAGTGTTTTCGCTGATTTTAGGCGCAGTTTTCATCACATCGAAGAAAGATAATACTTCCTTTGCTAGTGTTCCAAGTTGGCTTGATGTTTGTCCGATTTTATTTCCAGAGCTTGCCAATTGTGCAATAGACTGAACTAACCTATTCACAGGTTCAGATATATCGCCAACGCTCGTAAAACTCTCTACAATTGATTTAAGATTTCTTCCAAGCCCAGGCAATTCAGCTGATACATTCGCAATATATTCACCGGAATTGGCTAATCTAGCCATTGAATTAACAAAACGATTAACACCGGAAGATACATCTGGAATCTCTGCCAAATTGCTTAATTTATGGATTATTTCTCCAAGTTTTCCAGAATCAAATCCACTAACATCAATCTGGCTAAGCCTGTTGATTGAGTTGATAACTGCATTCAGACCAGAGCCTTTATAATCTACTCCGCCCATTGTCTTTATGGAATTTGAGAATTTTCCAATTCCATCAGCAATGCTTGTCATTTTCCCTATATCAAGTTCTTTTAGTTTTCCAAGTTCCCTTACACAACTACGCAGTCCATTTGTATTAACTCCGCTTAATGCGGAATTAACTTCTGTAAGTTTATTTGAAAGATTAGTCAGCGCACGTACTGCTTTTTCTGTACTACTGCTAATCTGTATATCAAGGGTATCAATGGTATTGTCAGCCATTTTATTTATCCCTCCTTTTTTACAAAAAAATAAAGGGCAGACAAGAGTGTTAATCCTGCCTGCCCTTTTCATGGTTAAGCTCAAAGCTTGCCTGCATGAGTTGCAAGCTTGCCAAAAGTGCGTTTCTCTGTTTTTTCTTTTCTTCTTCGGAAAGTATACCTTCCTGTTTACGCTTTTCTTCCTCTGCTGATTCAAGTAAAGGTTTCTTCAAATACTCTGCCTTGGATTTTTTTCCGATTAAAGCATTTGCAACAGCTGTGAATGTGGCTGATGTTTCATAAATGCCCGCTTGCCAGAGTTCGGCATCTTTCCTCTTTTGGCGTATCTTTTCAGCTTCAAGATAAGGCTTTAACTCTGTTGGAGTAGAATCCATAAATTCTTCTTTAGATACACCAATAGAGAGGTATAAAGGAAGAATCTCTTGGTAAACAGCTTCTCGAAAAGTTAATTTTTCTTTTTGTGATCCTGCGGAAGCTTCGTTGCATTCTTCTCCACTGCCTGTGCTTCTGCTACTGCATTCAGCAGACCGGATAAAAAACCATTTTTCTCCAATTCTTTGTCGAGAAGTTGGTATAAATCAAATCCGCTTTTTGGATTTTCCTCAGTTCCTTCATCTTCGTAATCATCCAAAAGGTCACAGACTTTATCAAGAGCAGCTTCTTTTTCAGAATCACTTTCATACCCAAACTCTTCCTTGTGCTTCTTTTGAAGTCCGGCAAGAAGCAGTTCCGGGAGAAGAGAAATCATCTTCTGAAGGCTTCTCTCTTTTCCATCTGTAATTCCCTGTACCTTGTCCAGCACATCTGTTTTTGTAAGAAGTCCATATCCAAATACAACCTTATATTCTTTTCCATGTACATTAAAAGTTACCATTTTATAATCCTCCCGATATATTTATTAGCTGAGTGCCATTGCGCCTGTGGAATCTGCTACTGCTTTTGCGGTGTCTAAAGCCTGTGCAAGCTCTTCGGAAACAACTTTTGTATCAAGACCTTTGTATTCCTGAATAATGAGAGACAGCGGAATTGTTGCTGCTTCATTCTGCCCAATGTCAGACAGTGGAATATTTTTTCCAGGGTCTGCGATAACAAAGAATGCATCTTCGAGGTCTGGAAATACAACTTCAAACCAAACTCTAAATCCTTTTGTCTTTCCTGTTGCCGTATCAGTCATAAGCTTCTTTAATGCTGTGATAACATCAGCGTTAAGATTGAAGGTTACATCCCAAGTACCACCAGTATCCTGTCTACCAGATGCGTACTGTGTAATGAAGTCTTCGAGTGCGGATACGTCAATCTGTTCTGTATCAAGAGAAATTCCACCAATAGAACTACATCTTTTTAACCAGGTGAATGCAGTTGGCTTCGTTCCTTTAACGGTTTCAACACCGTAATGAAAAGTTACGCCAAGTGTTGTTAAATCTGCCATTTTAATAGGCTCCTTTCTTTAATTTAAGCTTTATGCACGTAACCCTGTGCCGGGAGATAGCGGATCACCGCCTTTCTACTCTTCTTTTCCTGCTTGCTTAATAATTTGATTTACATAATTACTTAATCCGGCAACGATAACGCCTTGTGTAATTGCGGTAAACAGTGCCATTGCAACTTCCTGTGAACCGGAAACTGTAGATGTTGCAAAAACATAAAGACCGCAAATTAATACACCAAGAATTCCTAAAATCATTGGAATAAATTTGTCAGAAATATTCTCTGACTTTTTAATCATTTCTCCGATAAAATAAAGAAATACAACGACAATAAGTAATTCTGGCTTTACATAACTTAAAATCTGATCCATAATCTCACCTCGCTTTCGTTTTAAGCATAAAAAAAGAACGTCTATGCGTTCATTGGTTTCAAAGTAATTTTCCTGTATATATCCGGCTGTATCGGCTCACAAGCTTTTTGATTCCACTGTCACCAAAAAACATAAGCTCCGGTCCATATGTACGACGGAATCCCATGCTCACCATAGCTTTGTGACTTATCTTGTCCAATTCATACACTCTGGTTAATGCTTTGCTACCAGATGTGAAACAATTTACTTGAAATGATGGCATTGTTGCGCATTCATCCCCTTCAAGGTCACCTTTCGTAGTTGGATTTCCGAGCATATAAAGCTGTGCATATGCCTTTTTTCCGGAAGCATTTGTCTCGCTCCCATCCATGGAATAATTGTCTGCACCGGTAATCTTAGAAACAGCCGCTCCCCACCTTGAAAAAACTTCCAGTACAGGGGATTCTATTGTGTCCGGCATATCTGTCACCTCACAATAAAAAATGCGCCCACCTTCATAGTGAACGCATTGCATTTTATGCTACAATTTAACACTGTAATGATAACATAATTAGTTGGTATCATTCAGTATATTATGGTATCTTCTTTAGGAAGAGAACACCTCTTTGGCGATTTTGCGGATATTCTGAATGATTTCTACGCTTGCCTTATACATTGGCATTGTGGCTTCTGTACCGTAAGAGCGAACCCATTCGCCAGAATCGGAGACATATACCCAGGAATCGTATTTTCCTTTTCCTTGTCCGTAAGAACCGATTGTATAACCAAATTCTTCTCCTTTTGGATGTGGGCTAGAACCGGCTGCACCATTGTGGTAAATACCAGCGCCGAATTCAATGAATAAAATGCTTTTGCCTTCGCATATTAAATGGGCTTCTGCATAATTACCAAAACTGTTAATTTTGATGTAAGTATTGTAGTTTTTATCAGAATCGCCTTGTGCTGCCAAAATATTTTGGTCAATAACTGGAATCCCTAATTCACATAATCTTTTTATGAAGATTTCATTTTTGCTCCTTAAAGATTTTTGATAATTTTTTATTTCATCAATAGCATTCCGGATTGACTTCTGTGATAAGGTACACTTTATTGTCTTACCCATCCTCATTTCCTCTCTTGGAAATTCCGTATCTGGCAATATTGCCTTTTTGTGTGTCTAAAATCTTCTTTAGTACATAATCTGGCAATACTGTAGGCTCGCCATCTTCGTCCAAAATAAGGCTTCCATCCTCGCTTATTTGTGGGATTCTGTCTATCCAAAATATATCTGCTTCCTGTGGATGGAAATTTCGATTAAAGCTTGTAATGTATCTGTCATAATCTGGCACTATTCCGGCTGCGATTTCTTCCGGTGTTCCGGCTGTAGATGATACGGAAAAAGAGTACAAAGCTGGTTTCTCATAAACCTTAATTCGGTCTAATCCTTCTGTCTTTTCGGATATTCGTGACCAATATACTTTTTGTTTTTGACGAACTAATCCTCTCATATTTCCTCTCTTTCTTAAATTTGGTTGCTTAACTAAAGCTTTCTTTAGTTAATTACATAAACTCAGATTCATCCATATCTTTCACTCTTTCTTCATATTCGTTGATAAGTCTACGCCATTCTTCTCTCTGTACTCTAACAGACTCGTATTCTTCATCACTCATTGCACCATCAGCATGTTTTAATGCCTTGTAATCGGTGTCAGCGAGTAAGCTTTTAAGTGCTACTATTTCGGCTTTATAATTCATAGATTTAATCTCCTTTCACTACGCAATTCGGAAGCAGACGGGCAGCCCCACCCAGGTGGCGGAAGCAACGGCGTGGCTGGCATTACCGCCGCCGGTGACACCACAGAAGTAGCTGGTGTTGCCATCGGAATCAGAAATCAACCACCAGTCACCCAGTCCTTTTATACGTCCCATATTGCAGTTGAATATCGGATACTGGACAAATCCACCTTTATCATATCCGTTATTTGCCCATACACCATGCCCATACACCTCAATTTCTGACGGGATCCAGAGTTTACCCGTATCCTGCCAGCCCCAGGAATTATTATTTGATAACACCCCAGATGCTGAATATCGCTGAGAGAGTAATGCGCGTTTCGTTACGATTACGGATTTCAGCTCATCTGGCAGTTTAGACCAAATACCATCGTCCCTGTAATCTACTAACTTAACAGGTGAGGTCTTGCTTGTACCACTCGGTACATGACCTCTAAGACTGTTTGCGTATAAATACAGATCTGATGATAACCAAGGGTGCATTGAACCAGTTCCGGTTACCACGATATTATTCGTTCCCGTCACTGGTGCTTCGCTGAAAGTAATTGTGTGGGTATCAATATCGTATGTGTAGCTTGTCACTGCGGTACCGCCGACTGTAACAGACGCGATCCCCGCCATTTCATTTACCAGAGTAAATGTTGTTTTTGCGCCATCCCCTGACAGATTTTCGATAGGGATTACGCCATTGTTATAGTTGACTGGCTGCATAACATGCAGAGTCGGCCACAAATCCTTTGATATGAAATCAATGTGGTCTGGCGCCGCCTGGTTTCCATATCTCTTATATGTGTTGATACCAGCAATACGGGATTCAATCCATTTCTTATCTGTTGTCTGCCAGCGGATAAAATCATTTACATGAATACCCGCAAAGTTTCCTGCCTTGATTCTGGCTTTGATCCACTGCCAGATGTCTGAGTAATTAGCGATTTCATCTTTGAATTTTTCGGCAAGATTTGTACCTTCATATAATCTGTCATTCTCTAATAGCGAAATCTCTAAATCTTCCTTTAGTGAACCAGTTTCCGTTTTCAGTGAAGCAATGTCTGTCTTGTTCTGCTCGATCTGCTGTGCCTGTTCTGTCGTGGCTCCAGGCTTGACTGGATTCTTTTCAAAATATTCCGTAACTAATCTTTGTATTACCGTCTCTGATTCTTCTTTTGTGAGATACAGTGACATATCAATTGGAGCGCCCATAGTGTCCCAAACTACGCCGTTCCATGCCACATTCATTCCTGCTCCGCCATAGATGGATTTGGATTCGATATTATACATGTCTCCAATGGCTGGATTTAGTGGGAGTAAATCTGCTGTAGCGACTGTTCCTTTATATCTAACTGGATGATTCAGTTGTGATTCCATATCGGAAATCTGGCGTTTTAATATTGCATATACTTTCTTTGCTGTTAATGCCATACGCTTCTCCTTTACAACCTGTACCATGTGTCTGTAGGTTTGTGATACTCGTATAATTCAGAGGTATCAAGGCACAACGCCGAAGAACCGCTCTGTACATAATGTGGGAGCTTTGATACATCTTTTGAAAGCCCCTCGTAATCACGAACCATACCTTTTGCATCTGTACATACCCAACTGCCTAAATCCGGCAATTCATCACCTGGATTGTACTGAATGCCATCAAAAATAATTGTGTTTTCTGCTTTTGCCATTTACGCAATCATCCTTTCTGCCCCAATGGGAGCTACATATGTGAACTGGTTTCCTAAGATATCTCTGGCTGTGCCAATAACAAACTGTCCATAGTCTGCCAGAATATTGCATACAAATTCCTCTGCATCTACCCAGTATCGTTTCTTAACCATGCGGTGAAGCTCTGTAAGTAAACCGTAGCTGAACATCACACAATGCCCTAATTCATGAATAAATACACGATTTAGAAGTTCACCATGCAAGTTGTTTGCAATCGAAATTGTCATTGTAGAGTAATCAGATACAGCAAGTGTGCGTTTTCCTGTGCGGTCAATCAAAACATTATCATGGGGAGAAACAAAGCGAACTCTCCATAAGTACCCGTTCATATAGAATTGTTTCAGCATGGTTTCTTACCATCCTTTCTACGAAAAAAGCCCCTGCCGCATTAATTCGCGACAAGGACTTAATTCATTTATTGCTCTAGTTCATCTGCTGTACAAGTCTGGTCAGGTCAGCTTTCATTGACTGTCTGAGTGTTGCATCTGCATCTGACCACATTTCCGTGAGATTACGAATAATATCTGATGTGTATTCTTTCATGGAATCATCCATTTTTCTCTTGGATTCCGTGTCTTTGGAATCATGATAGTGTCTACGATTCTCATCGTATTTATCATAGGATTCGCCATATCTGGATTTCTTCCAATTCATATTCATACCATCATTTTCCATATCACTACGATCTGGATGATATCCCATGCGGTACATATTGCGCTCAAATTCTGGATTGTTTAAATACTCATCCATCCAGTCATCATCCTGCATATACAGATACGGTCTATAGCCTTTTCTGGTTCCCCTACCTTTTGGAGCGAAACGCCCATTTGAATAGCGGTAACGGTCATATCCCATGCGTCCAAGATACTTTTCTTCCTGTTCGCATTCATCCATAGCTTCCACAATACGATAATCTTTATCAGCGCAAATCGCACATTTTACTGCTTCCATGCAGTCTTTCAAATCGTCCCAGTCTTGAGCACTAAGATTATCAAAGCCATGTGTTTTGGCTTTTTCCATAGCCCATTTTCCCATTTCCATTGCAACTTTATGCATTACAGTGCCCCCTTTCTAACAGCCTGCGTAACAGGTGCTTCTGTCGTTGGGGCTGTACCATTAATTGCTTTCAAATTGTTGCTCGGACTACAAGCCGGATTTCCTAACATCTTGAATACTCCGCCAGTTGCACTTGTAGCTACTCTGGTTGCGTACTTCGTTCTGGTTCTTATTCCACAAGCCGTAATCTGTGCACAGCAACGATTTTCTAGCGGATACAAAGTTGTTCCTGTTCCTATCTGAATCATTACCGGAGCAGTAATTGTAGTGGCTTCTGGTATACTTTGTGCAACAACAATACAATATTTCTCTCCATTGTTGTAACTGCCTTCTGGGAGTGTGATTACAAGATTACCTCCTGTAAACGCAACAGCTTGGCTTATTACAAGACGGTTGCAGAGCTTACAAACATTTTTACAACTCATATTTCTACCTCTCAATCAAAATAAGAGGTGAGCCGCAACCCACCTCTTAGAATTTAGTCAACCTCTAAGGGTGAGTTACTTAGCAACAACCGTTACCATATGTATTACATCCTGCGTATGCATATGGAGCTGGAACCTGGAATGCAGGAATCGGAGCCGGGTTGATTGCATTGATTAATCTCTGAGCCTGTGCGTACATCTCTGTTGTAAGCAATGCAGACTGGCGATCCTGGGATGCAGCACGTTTCAGATCAGAGTTCTCTGCCTGTAATGTTGCAATCTTATCGTTAGTCAGGAAGTCAAGGATTGCTCTTGTGTTGCTGTTCTGGTTTTCCAGAAGATCTCT